GTGTTGGACGTTTTGTCGGATGCGCTAAAAGCCCGCCATGTTCACGTCCTGTTCACAGGCTTATTATCCCTTACCATGGCCCCGAAACATCACCCTACCCCACTATCCGGCGGCGACCGGAAAGCGCTCGCAAAGGAGCTGACGAAAGCGCGGGCGATGACCAAGATTCTCGCGGAGCGCGCCGCCGAAAAGCGCGCCGCCGGTGAGGCGCTGATCCGGGAGGCGGACGGCCTCGCCTGCCAGAGCTGGAACGAGCGGATGTGGGCTGATGGCGGCCCGATCGATCCGTCGCCCACGATCGATCAGGCCATCAATGGCGGCTACGCCTGGCTCGAGATCAGGTGCTCCCGCTGCAAGACGCCGCGCAGCGTCGATCTCGCCACCCTGTCCCACGCCGCCACCACGTTCATCCATGATCTTGCAAGCAGGCTGCGCTGTGTGAAGTGCGCCAAGGCGGGAAGGCGGCCACCGACGGAGCTGCATCAAGTGGCGCCGCGGCAACGGCGCTATCCCGGAGAGGACTAATGCTCGAGTTGACGCGCCGGCGCGATCCAACGCGGCCGGAGGAATGCTGGCGCGTTCACTACGGCGACGTGTGCGTCGGCACCATTGCGAGGCGCAATGGCGCCCCGGGATCCGAGCCCCCGTGGGAGTGGAGCTGCGGCTTCTATCCCGGGACCAAACCAGGCGAGCACCAGACCGGCACCGCCGAGACCTTCGAGGCCGCCCGCGCCGATTTTGAAGCCGCTTGGGAGGCGCTGCTGGCGAACCGCACCGAGGCCGATTTCCAGGCATGGCAACAGTCACAGGTCTTCACCGCCTGGAAACACGCAATGTGGGAAGCGGGGATGAAGCTACCGACGCAGACGACATCCGGAGTTTCACGTTGTTTCTGCGGTGCCACAATCGACATTGCTGGTACTGAGGCGCACGTTTATTCCGAGCACATGATCAGAGGCACCGCAGACTGATGTCAGCATGAGATCAAACGCGTTTAGTCTGACGGCTGTTTTTTGCCTTTTCCCGACGGCCTTAGCGCTTTGGATCGCATTGAGCGCACGAGAACCCGTCGACTACGACGTAGCTTTCGTAATATGGCTCTGGTTTGGCTTGCCAGGCTTGGCGCTGGCCGCATTCCTGCTTTGGCTGGCAAGACACAATCGACCCGCAAAATAAACGGTATAGGTGCGCCATCTGTAATCTCTACTCGATCACGACCAACCAAGAAGCGATCCGCGCCCTCTTCCGCGTCCTCAACCGCTACGTGGGTAATTTGCCGCCGATGCCAGGCGTATTTCCAGACTATCCGGCGCCCGTCATCCGCGACGCCTCTGACGGTCGCGAGATGGTCATGATGCGATGGGGCATGCCGCCGCCACCGCAAAAGCCCGGAGGACCAGTAACGAATATCCGCAATACCGCTTCAAAATACTGGCGCGCCTGGCTCAAGCCAGAAAACCGCTGCCTCGTACCCTTCAACAGCTTTGCTGAATACGCGCCCGAGCCTAACCCGGAGACGAAGAAAAAGGACGTGGTCTGGTTCGCGCTGAACGACGATCGGCCGCTTACCGCCTTTGCTGGCATCTGGACGGAGTTCAAGGGCGACCGCGGCACCAAGTCGAAGCCTGTCCCCGGCCCTCACCTCGTCTATGGCTTCCTGACCACCGAGGCGAACGCGGTCGTCGAACCGATCCATGACAAGGCCATGCCGGTCATCCTCACGACGGACGAGGAGCGCGACGTCTGGCTACGCGCGCCATGGGATGAGGCCAAGGCGCTCCAGCGGCCGCTGCCGGACGACGCCCTAAAGATCGTCATGCGCGGCCCCGACAAGGAAGATAAACTCGCAGCATGAAATTCGTCGAAGATAGGACCTACGCCGATCCAGAAGCCGCGGCGCGCCGCTTGATGGAGATCGCGCACGCCGTCGAGCCCGTGCAGGACGGCCGCATCCACATCGAGAAGATCAACTACCCGATGCTCTTTCAGGACAAGGCCAAGCCGGCGGAATACGGGGCGGGCCTAAAGCTCGCGATCGAGCGCGGGTGGCTCTGGATGCACGAGAGCGGCACCTACGTGAAGATCACGCCGGAAGGTGCCGAGCTGTTTGTCTAGAAATCTCCGACTCGCAGCCCGAGCCGTGCACCCCAAGCGCACCTCTTGTGGTTCGTTGGAGGCAATATTGGCGCGCGTTAAGGCGCACGGGCTGGGGCTGACAAGGGCTACCGCTACAGTGCCGCGCCCGCGCATCTAAGTGGGCATGGAGGCGCGGCGCAGACGCCGCAGAGGCTACCGCCAATAGACAATCACGGGCGGGGTAGAGCCGCTGCAACATGCGTTAAGTGCCAAGCGCGAATTGCACTCAGATCGGCGGTCTTAGCCGGGAGATGTTAGCCACTCAGCGATATGGGCGGCGGCTTCGTCCTCACGCGCTTTCCGTAACTTCTTGTTCCGCTCACTGCCGGGTGGCAGCACCTTAGCCTCCTCGCGGAGCCACTTCGCCTCTTCGATCAGGCGTTCTGTGAGCGGTCGAAGCTGTTTGAAACGACGCCGCTTAAACATGGCGCTGCTCCGTACAGTGGGCGAGAGCGCTGCCCGGCGTTCTCATCACCGATAGTTGGTGATAGCCGTTAACATTCCAGCAGCATGTAGGTTGCTGGAGTCCCTAGGGAATAGGAGACCGCTCGGAAAATGAAGTGCCTTCTTTGCGAAGACAGAGGTTGGGTTTGTGAGAATCACCGAAGCGATCAGACCGCATTTGTGGCCTCTGCCACGTTCGCCGGGCGCGCGGTTCGTCTTAGCGATGCCCGCAGTCTGCTGCCGCGGGAACTAGCGGCAATTTCAGCGTCGGCTACGATTTTTCGAAGCAAACGTAAATCCGACATCTTCCGTGCGAGTATGTCCCTATCTGACGCCACTTGCTCGCGAAGCTTTTTGGCAGTGCGTATTGAAATGCGCATACGAGCCGCCCTCCTTGGAAGGAGCGGAACTTGATATGGTCAGGAAGGTTTGGCATTTAACTAATTATGTTTAAAATTTTTTATATGTTATTTTATTTCAAATTTAATATCAGTCAGAAAGGAGACGTCAGATGGTTGCCGCTCTTGTCGTCGCCCTGACGACGGTTGCTCCGCCTGCGCAGGCCTGCAACAACAGGGGCAATTGCGCAAATGCGCCGGGCCAGAACAAGGAGTCAGCGGAGTCCCCGGGCCGACCACTGACATGACGGGCATCGAATCACCAAAATAGAGCAGCCCGGCCGAGTGTAGGACCGAGCTGCCGTTTGCGCCTGCTCACACGGTCTGATGCTCCCGTGTGCATCTACATAACTTCGCCACGAAAGGCCCGTTCCGAAGTTGGTGCAGCCGCCCAAAAAAGCCCCAGCATCAGGGGGAATCGGGGGAAGCTGCTGAGGCTAATGATACGCCGCTGACGGCAATGTCCAGCCTTGGAACGTGGGGATTACCAATGAAGTGCCTTCTTTGCGAGGAAAGCCGCCGCGATCGAGCGCGGATTGCCCTGGCTTACGCACCTATGTGAAGATCACGCCGGAAGGCGCCGAGCTATTTACCTAGACCGGCGATCTTAGCCCGGGAGATGTTAGCCACTCGGCTAATTGGGCGGCGGTTTCGTCGTAGCGCGCTTTACGTAACTTCTTCTCCCGTTCACGACCAAGTGGGAGCTTTTTAGCTTCATCGCGGAGGCGCTTCGCCTCATCCATCAGCCGCTCTTCGAGTGGTTGAAGCTGTTTGAAACGACGTCGCGTAGCCCCTTGGAAGGCGCGGTGCTTCGCCCGGTTGCGGAACATTGCAGACGGGGCAGGCGCGCCGGCACCACTAGTGTCGCCCGTCGCGGCCACTTCCCCGATAAACTAGGCCGCATTTCCCGGTGAAGGCAATGAGCCGAGGCTACCTCGTCAGCTTGTGCACTTCGCCAGGCTTGAGGTGTAGGTTTTGCAGCTCTTTCAATTGCTGGAGCCTCACGTGTCCAGTCGCAACCTCCGCCGTCCAACCTTCTGGGACCGCTGTCAGAACTAGAGTAAGGGCTTGGCTCGGTTTAGCGGCAGCGGCCCAAAGTTGCTGGCTTGGGCGGGTCATCGCGTCGTCCGCCGTTACTTCAACAATCGTGTATTCGGTGCCGAATGACTCAGCCATGAACGTCTTAATGCATGGCCGGTCGCTTGGTGCAGCCAAATTAGGACAATGACAAAGCTAAACAAAGCAGCGCGGCCGAGCTGCTGTTTGCGTGATCGCGCGCGGTGAAGATCACGCCGGAAGGTGCCGAGCTGTTTGCCTGAATCGGGTCAGTATTGCTCCTTGATCGGCGCGCAGTCCCACCTATTTTCGTTGACGGGGCCTCCCCTTAAACACCAGAGGATCGACATAGCCAACACTAGGTGAACCGACGATGATCGACGAGTCCATTGCTCGCATGCGCTCGCATCGCAACAATATTCGCCGCTATCGCCAATTGCTCAGAACTCGGCTGACGGAGCTGGAGCGACAGTACATCGAGCGACGGCTGTCGGAAGAAGAGTCAGCCCTTCAGGCCCTCGCCCGTACCGGCCTCCCTCTCAGCCCGACGTCTCCGAGGACCCCTTCCACGAGCGCAAGCAGCTAGCATCCGACGGCCTCGACCTGTACTAGCTCGCGGACATGGCTGGTCATGTTATGACAAACAAAGCAGCCCGGCCGGGGGTCGGACCGAGCTGCTGTTTGCGCGTCGCTCACACGGTTGGTGTTCGTGTGCGCACCGGCATAACGACGCGACGACAGCTCCGTTCCTAACTTGGCCGCCGCCAAGAAAAAGCCCCAGTATCGGACAAGCTGCGGGTGCAAGGGAGTCGTTCGTCTTCCTGAGTCGGTCACGCCCGCTGTCCTGAATCGTCCGGCGTCTTGAGGCGCGCACGGCCTTGGAGGGGACTCCATTCGACGACTTCTTTTATGGCTAGGAAGGTCAAATGCTATTGAGGTTGGGTAACAGCAGCGAGCCTTTCTTCATGGCTTCGGCGAAGATCGGGGCAACTCAAAGCGCTAGATGAAGGAAGACAGTGTCATAAATGGGCAGTCGCGCGCCGAACTGGATGCCCAAGCGACAAAAGCCCTTGAGAACGCGCGGGCCATGCCGCCGGGGCCAGATCGGATAGAAGCCATGAAACAGGCCGGCGCGCTTCGAGCTGAGGCGGATAAACTCGCTGGTCTGGTCTTCGCCCGTAGAGGCCGTCCTCGCCGTTGAATTACATGCCGGGTCGGCTATTCGCGGTCTGCAATGTCCCGGCACCTGGCGAGCCGCCGCGTCTGCTGGAGGGGTTCAAGCGATGGTGCACCGTCAGGACATTGTTGACAAGATCGGCGAATGCCGAGCTAGGGCGAAAGAGGCGCTTGATACGCGCCGGGCTCTGCAAGTTTTGCAAGCACGTTCTTGGGCCATAAGGCTTACGAGCCCTTCCCGAAGAGAGATGACGAATGCCCGTAGTGTTCCAAGCTCCGGAGCACGGGACAACGGGAATAACTCTCTCGCGAACGGGGCGAGTTGACAGGAATGGTATATTTCACGGCATCGAAACGATTCGGGGCCGTCGATATGCCAACCCACCCACAACGCAAGCTCCCGCTGCAATCAGCGCGCCCGGCTTACCGCACATTGCAAGGCTGGGCCCTCGGCGCGTTGATCGACCAGGGTGCGGTGGTCGAATGCCCTCATCATGGCCACCGGATCGATCGAAGCGATCCGGATGCCTGGCAGCGAGCCCGCGAAGAAGCATGGAGGAACCCCTTCCCAGGCGCTACACCCGAGGCCTGCATCGCCGCGCTGGATGAGGTCAGGGCAAGCATCGGGGATACCTGTCCGGACTGCTAAATCGCAGTTCCGACTCCACTTCCCCTCGCCTCCCCCTATATTGAGCCAATTCAGTACAGGTGGAGTTTTGAGTAAATGGCCCCGCGCGCCAATTGGAAGGGCTTTCTGCGGCTGTCCCTGGTGACCTGCCCCATCGCACTGTTTCCGGCGACCTCGGAATCCGAGAAGATCAGCTTCAACCAGATCAATAAGCAGACCGGGCACCGGATCCGGTATCTGAAGGTCGATGCCGAGACCGGCGAAGAAGTCTCCAACGAGGACATCGTCAAGGGCTATCAGGTCGACAAGGACCGCTACCTCGAGGTCACAAAAGACGAGCTGGACAACATCGCTCTAGAATCGACGCGAACGATTGAGATCGATGAATTCGTGCCGCGGAGCGAAATCGACGACCTCTACTTGGTCCGGCCCTACTACATCGTGCCTGATGGCAAGGTCGGACACGATGCCTATGCCGTCATTCGCGAAACCATCCGCTCTCTTGATAAAGTCGCTCTCGCCCGCGTCGTGCTAACCAACCGCGAGCACGTTATCGCGCTTGAGGCCCGCGACAAGGGTTTGATGGGCATGCTGCTCCGCTACCCCTACGAGGTGCGCGACGAGTCCGAATATTTTGACGATATCCAGGACGTCAAGATCACGAAGGACATGCTCGACCTCGCAAAGCACATCGTCGAGCAGAAGAGCGGCCATTTCGAGCCGGATAAATTCGAGGACCATTACGAGGCGGCGTTAGCCGAACTGCTGGCTAAGAAGCAGAATGGGCTGCCGATCGCCGCGGTGAAAAGGGTCGCGCCCGGTAACGTCATCAACTTGATGGACGCGCTCCGCCAAAGCCTCGCCTCAGAGAAGGGCGCGCCGGCGGCACGGCCGACCAAGACGCCAGCAAAGAAGTCGGCGAAAAAGCGCAAGGCGGGCTAACGTGCCCGCGCACATCTTTCAGCCCTGTATTCCTACCCGCGGCATATCCGTTCCCGCCGGAAAGGACTGGCTCCACGAGATCAAGCATGACGGCTACCGGATGATGGTGATCCGCGAGCGCGACCGCGTGCGCCTGAAAACCAAGGGCGGGTCCGACTGGACCAAGCGCTTCCCGTGGATCGTCGAGACCGCGCGCAAGATCCGGCAGAGCCACTTTGTGATCGATGGCGAGGCAGTGGTGCTCGGTGTCGATGGTATCTCCGACTTCGATGGCCTGCATTCGCGACAGCACGACCACGAGGTGCAGCTCTACGCCTTCGACATCCTGGCCGGCGATGGCGACGACCACCGCAAGCTGCCGCTATCGATGCGCAAGGCAAACCTCGCGCGGCTGTTGCGCGGTCACTCCGAAGGCATCTTCGTCGCCCCGTTCGAGCAAGGCGATATCGGCCCTCAACTGTTCGAGGCCGCCTGCCGCATGGGGCTGGAGGGGCTGGTGTCGAAACATCGCGAGCGCGCCTACCTCGCAGGCCGGTGCACGCACTGGGTCAAGGTCAAGAACTCGAAGCATCCGGCCTATCGTCGAGTGCAGGATCAGTTCTGATCGATCAGCGCGTTCAATGCTTCGTTGCGTAGTCTCCACAGGACGGATCGTGCACAGCGACGCGACTGGAGAGCGCGCCGGGGCCGGCCTCCTCTTTGGCCGACCACCGGGCTTGAGGATCGAGACGATCGGCCGAGAGGTTGCGTGCCAAGCCAAGCGCGGCATGGGCAGGACGTCTGTGCACTTGTGACACGTGCTACTCAAATTCGTTTCCGCCCTCGCCGCCCAAAAAGAAAGCCCCGGAGCGTCTCTTCAGGGGCAGCAAACATGCTAGGGGCGCTGACAGAGCAATGTCTCAACCAGCGAGCGTAGCCTCGCCTTGAGTGCGAGTGGCGAGAGCCCTTGTTGTGTGTAATACTCAATTACTATGAAGGCTCAGGTACCAGTTCTAACAACCGCTCGCCTGCTTCTCCGGCCGCTAGAAATCGCGGATGCCGATGCAGTGCAGCGTCTTTTCCCACAGTGGGAAGTCGTTCGGTTTTTGACGAACCGAGTTCCTTGGCCCTATCCCTCCGACGGAGCACTGACATACATCCGCGACATCGCTTTGCCAGCGATCGAAGAAGGAACACAGTGGCATTGGTCAATAAGATTATCGGCAAAGCCCGATCGGCTGATCGGCGCAATCAGTTTGATAGATGGGTCTGACGCAAACCGCGCATTTTGGCTCGACCCAACCATGCAGGGCCAGGGCCTCATGCAAGAGGCAAGCGACGCGGTTACGGACTATTGGTTTGGCGTTCTCGGAAAAGCCGTGCTTCGCGCGCCCAAAGCTGTAGCCAATCTCAAATCACGCCGGATTTCGGAGCGCAGCGGAATGCGAGTGATAAGAACTCAATATCACGAGTATGTATCAGGCCGACAGATGGAAGAGATTTGGGAGATCACCCGCGACGAATGGCTGAACCGGCCGAAATAAAGTGCCTCCTTGTGGCCAGTCGCGACATTTGCTGCGGTTGCACAAGGCGGTTGGTGTGGAGGCGAACGGACATCGACGATGATCTAATGAGTACGCGCCCTAGTGTTTGATCGGCGGCGTCTCGTCAAGAACCCCACTCACATCAGGCTCATCAATCCCGTCGCCGCGGTTACATTCCTCGCATGGCATGCCGGCGCCGCACTGGCATCCCCAAACCTCCTCTGTCCAAGGACGATCAGGGTGATTTTCGCACACCCAGCCCAGCCCATGGCACACCGGGCAATTCGGTTTCGTCACGTGGGTCCTTCACCAAAAAAAGCAGCCCAGCCGTCGCATCGGCCGGAGCTGCCAAGTTCGTCACCGTACACACACGTTGTGAGCCAGCGTGCGTGCGACAATAGAACCCCGCCAGAACACGCCCGTTCCAACTCGATCGCTTATAGCTGGATCGGCAACGCCAGCTGGATTGCCGGCGGTTCACCATGGCGGCCGATGAACGCCGCCAATGGCTCTGGGATCTCGCCGCGCTCGGCGCACCGCTGGCTCAGCTCGATGGCGATCTCCTCCGAGACATCGCGCGACCAGCCTTCCGCGGTGTTGAAGCTGACAATCCGAACCGGGCTGCTGTACTGGCCCTCCATCAGATTGCGCAGCAGAGTGGCGCGGTCGGTGTCACCCTCGTCGGTCTCGCGCCACACCCGGCCCAACTGGTGGCCTACCTCATCCAGGACCAGATAGACATCAATGTCGTCAGAGGGTGGGACAATTGAGGAAGAGAAACGCATACGCATACTCCACGCGAAATATCCAAACTGATCAACGTCTAGCGCGTAGCGGCCCAATTAGCCGGACCGTCCATTGCTTTTTGTCCGGCGACTGCTCAACGATCTCGAACTTGCCCATTGGTGCGCGCTTCGTTGAAACAGGCATAACGGGCGTCGTAAAGGCGAAATCGCCGCTTACCCAGGAGGACTGGACGTTTACGAGATTTGCCGCGGGCGGCTGGCGGAATGTCGTCGGGTTGGGATGCTCTTTTGGTGTCGGACTAGAACATCTATACGTAATGCCATCGCAGTCGAATTTACTGTTGCAACGCCCGGCAACATAATTGATTGGAGTACCCGCATAGCCGGCCGGAAGCACGTAGTCGAGAGCGTTGTCGAGTGTGTTGGGGCAGCGTCTGTCCGGCCTAAAGCGAAAGTTGACTGTTATGTTTGTACCGCCGCCCGAGACGAACAGGTCGTGCGGCGGCATCACGTAGTGACCGTCTTTGAGAGGCGACTGCGCAAACGATTGCGAGGGGATAAGAGCGAACGCGATAAGGGCCGGAGAGAAACGCATTTTTGCCTCCCTCGATCTTTTTCCTAGAACTGATCCTGCACTCGTCGATAGGCCGGATGCTGCGGGTTCTTGACCTTGATCCAGTGACTGCATGGTCCGGCACCATACCAGCGCCCGCTGTGCTTAGACACCAGCCCTTCCAGCCCCATGTTGCAGGCGGCCCGGAACAGATCCGGCCCGATCTCACCACGCTCGAACGGCGCCGCGAAGATGCCGCTGGCGCGCCGCGCCAATAGCCGCTCCAGGTTCAGCTTGCGCATCGACAATGGCAGCTTGCGCACGTCCTCGCCATTGTCGGCCAAGATGTCGAAGGCGTAGAGCTGCACCTCTTCGTTGTATTTGCCGGAATGTAGCCCGTCGAAGTCGCTGACGCCGTCGACCCCGAGCAGCACCGCCTCGCCATCGAGCACGAATTGCTTGGTGCGGATCTGGCGGGCGGTCTCGGCGATCCAAGGAAACCGCTTGGTGCAATCGTGGCCGCCCTTGGTCCGCAGCCGCACGCTGGCGCCGTCACGGATCACCATCAGCCGATAGCCGTCGTATTTGACTTCGTGGAACCAGTCGGCGGTTGCCGGCACCGTGGTGCCCTTCTTCGGCAGGGCAAATTCAAGGTTCTTGGTCATGGCGCTGATCTATGTATCAGCCACGGCGAATCAAATCTTTTGTCCTAAAGGCTGATCCGGCTAGGAGGCCCGCCTTGCGGCGAGCCCCCTTCTATCTTCAGTCGTCGGCCTCATGCGCATGCATGAAGCGGAGCACGTTCTCGCTGAAGCCGTCGATGTGGGTCCAGCGGCCATAGCCAACGCCGTTCCGGTTCGAGGCGACGTTGATCATGTACGCGTACTTCATCTCTGGCGGCGGCACGGTGTCGTGGCTCTGCTCGTCGGTGATCGCCACCAGGCGGTCAGCGCCAAGGCCGTTCATATACGCCACCGCCCGGCCCAGGTAAGTGCCCTGATGGCCCTGGCTGCGCAGGATCGCATCAATGCCAGCCATGCCGCGCCGCGCCGGCACCTCGATGACATGGTTCGAGAACGAGAACAGCCGCACGTCGTCGCCGGGGAGGATCGCGGCCAGCGCCGCCGCCGCGTCCATCCGCGTCAGGTCCGACTTCGCCGACAGCTTCTCGTTCATCGAGCCGGAGACGTCGACGAGGATGGCAGTTTTACCTCCGAACTTGCTCATCTCGCCGATCGCCGCCAGCAGCGCCCGATCGATCGCCGGCTCGAACTGCGGAGCTGCGCGTGCCGCCGCGACATAGCGGAACGGCAGCACGCGGGCCGCGCCCTTGCGCAGTGCGATCTTGTCAGTGACGAGGTCGCGATCGACGCCAGCCTCCGCCATGTTGCGCAGGTTGCGCAGCAGCGCCAGGTAGCCGAGCTTGTCGCCGGTCAGGAGACGCTCGAACACCTCCCGCTTGGTCTCGGCACCGGACGACAGCGCCACCTCCCACGTATCGGGCGCCGGCAGGGCGCCGTCCTTGGCCGCCTTGAAGAAGGCCGCCCGCGCATCGTCCTCCGGCTTCGGCCGCACGATGCGGAAGACGTCGCGCAGCTTGACCTTGCCGGCCCGGTCGTACTTGGCGAGCTGGTAAGCATCGAACTTTCGCAGCGCCAGGTCGAGGCCGCGCATCACCTGCGCGGTGAACTGGCGGCCATGGCCAGCCGTGGCCGCGCGGCGGTCGCCGCCTGCGGTGTAGATCGCCAGAAACTCCGCCATCTCGTCGGCGCGCGCGATCACCTGCGCGATGGTCCTGGCGACCAGCGCGTCGGTGCGACCGGCGGCGGTGCGCGACAGCACCTCGAGCAGGAGCAGCGGCACATGGCGCAGATGCATGACGGTGCGCGCCTCGACGGCGAGCGCGGCCACGATCTCCGGCGGCAGGCTCTCCGCCAGCGCTTTGATGCGCGCGGAAATCTCGACGCCGTCCTCATAGAACTCCTTCTCGAACAGGAGGCAGGACAGCACCGAGCGCCGCAGCGCCTGCTCGGTATTGACGGGATGGGCCATGGCGCCCTCGTGGGTGCGAAGGGCGTTCGTCGCGCGGATGTTGGTTCGCATCGGTCGCTCCTGTTTGCATTCTCCCGAGACGGGTGGAATGGCGCGAGAGGCGGAAAGCGGACTTGCCGACTCGAACGGCCAAGCCTGCCAGCGGCAGGCGCTTCATCCAACGAAGTAACCGCTTCCTACGGCGGCCACTCCAATCGTCCGGGACCACGACCGCAACCGGTGAGACAGAGCAAAAGGCGAAACCGGCACCTTTTCCCTGCTCTACCACTAAGCTACCGGCCCTTGCGGGCCGGGTTGGAATCGAACCAACGACCGGGGCTCTTCAAGCGAAGTATCCGACTTCTACGGCGTCTGTCTCAGGGGTGCCAGCAAGTGACGCGCCCGGTGCTTGGTGCATAGTTGCTAGTGCGAAGTAACCGAGAGCTTACGGCGTGGCGGCGCGGTAGAAGCGCCCGCATTGCGGCTTTGTCAAGGGCGGCGCGCCAACTTTCCGGACATAACGCCTGCGTCGCGGTGGATGAAGGATCAGCCCAACGCCATTTCGACGGCGATGCGGATCAGGTCGGAATGATTTTTGGTGCCGAGCTTCTCTCTCAGACGCGAGGTGGTGTTGGCGACGGTCTTGTAGGAGATGCTGAGCGCCGCGGCGACCTCGCCAATCTTGTCGCCCCGGCCGAGCAGCCGCAGGATCTCCAGTTCGCGCGGCGACATCAGCGAGACTGGATTGGCCTTGATGGCGGCGCCCGAAAAGGTCACGGCCTTCGTCAGGTGCGGCGATATGAACGTGCCCCCTGCCGCGATCGTGCGGACGGCCTTCACGAGCACCCTGGGGTCGTCGGCCTTGGAAACATAGCCTTGGGCGCCCGCTTCCACCGCGCGGACCACGACGGCCGGGTCTTTGTTCGTGCTGAACATCATGATCCTGGCTGCCGGATCGTCCTTGCGAATCCAGCGCATCAACTCAAAGCCGGAAACATCCGGGAGGTTGATGTCGATCACGGCCACATCGGGCTTCCTGCTAACATAAACCCGGTGGCCTGACCTGGCGTCGGTGGCTTCCTCGATCTTGATTGCACGGTCGGAAGCGAACAACGCCCGGCATCCGGACAACACCACCGGGTGGTCGTCGACAATCAATATTCTTGTGGCCAGTTTCGACATATGTTGCTCACTTGCATTCCCTTTGATCGGCCTACTTCTGACCGATTCTGGTATTCGTCGTGCCACTCCAAATTTTTCACTTTGCCGTGTCCCTGTGTCATTCCACGGTCTTCTAGAATTGTTCAAATTGTCGCCCGCGTGGGGCGTGGATATAAACAACCCTATGTTGAGCCCATGGCTAGAGAGGCGACGTTTCCTGATGAAGAAAAAGAAGATCAATGGGAAACGTCCGCCGAGGCCGACCAAGCAGACCATCGGCCAGTTGATCCGCCAAACCCGCAAGCGCAAAGGACTAAGCGCCGAACTTGTCGCTTTCGAATGCAACGTTACCACCAGCCGGCTTTATCAATGGGAAGTTGCGAACCGCATTATCGAAAAGAACATCCCCGCCTTGGCGAAGGCGCTCCGGATTCCCGCTAGTCAGTTGCGATCCGTCAACGTCAAACGGCGTTAGATTTTTTTCTTACGACCGTTTTCGCCCACCGGATACTCCCGATCGATTTTGGTCTGCAGCAGATTGATCGCGGCTTGCAAGCGATTGCTATCCGCTGCCAGAATGTCGAGCCACTCCAGCAATGCCTCGATATCGAACGGCGCCGCTTCGATCCGCTTATCCGGTCGTCGCCTGATCGCTTCTTTCTGCTCCAACCACTCGACGTGGCCGCTCACGGTCGAATGCGGCATTCCGAGTTGAGATGCGATCTCGGCGATGGTGACGGTGCGCTGGCTCGCCGTTGCAATGCGAACAACCATCAGCGTCAACGCGCGACCCCTGGACGCCGGCAGGTTCACATCCTCATCCGCGAACACCGGGTCTTGGCTGTTCATGCGGCGAAAGTTCAGGACGAATTGTGCCATTGCAGCGTAGGCGGACAGTTCAATGTGCTGATCATGTCCGACCGTTGCGGTCGCCGTTCTTGCTTTCTTATTTTTCATTTTACTTTCTAACCGAATTGCGCGTTCGGTCTCCCCTCCCATTGCAGCAACTTTGCGGCTTCACGATTTGCCGCGACAACATTTTCCGAACTGATCCGCGACGCAATCACGAGCGCTCGGCAATGTATCACGAGTTGGCACTTTTTTCTTTGCGTGAGGCACTGGACACATTCGGGTGACTTGCGCCAAGCTTGCAACCAACACGTGATCGTCCTTTCCAAAAATTTGGATTTTGTTACGGACGCAACACGGGACACAACTGGTTGGGAGCGAACCTGCTGCGCCTGCGCAAGGGCGATGTGAGAACACACTGCCGCGCGTATCCAATCACAATGCTGAAAACACTGCGGTTGATCTGCACTGCTGATCTGCGAATTCGTTCGTGGGTATGAGGAAGTATTGCAACGATGCTGAAAACACGCCCTTCACACAATCCAAACATTTGGATTTTTTGAAACACTGCATTTGGATTCCGGGACCACTCACTATGCAGTTTGTGCATTGAGCAGATGTGACCAACACTAGAGAGAGAATCGTCATGGCAACTCTACCCATCTATCTGGAAGTCGAAGACATCGCGGTCGGGCCGGTGCTGATCGCGCTGAAGAAAATGCCGGGCATTATCAAGCTGCATCTGGCGCTGCTCGATGAAAAGCCGACGCCGGCCGCGCGTCCCGGTGGCATGAGCACCGAGCAAACCATGGTCGCAATGTTTGCCGACCGGAACGGCGGGCCGATCTCCGTCGATGAGGTGCAGGCCGAACTTGGCGGCGCTCGCAGCAAGACGTATAGCGCCCTCTACGCACTGAAGAAGAAAGGCGTGCTGCAACAGGTTGGCAAGGGCGAATACAAGCTCAGCGCTAAGGCGATGCAGTTGATGACCGGCAAAGCGCCCACCAATGCGCCCGCCAAACCGACGACCCCTGCCCTGCCGAAACCGCGATCCCATCCTCCCGCTAAGAGGAACGGACACGCTGTCCTCAAGCCAAACAGCGGACGCGCCGAACGCGGCACCGGCCTGACCGCGCTACGTCAGGTGCTTTCCGACAGCGGGCCGATGAAGTTCGCCGAGATCAGGGCCGCGCTTGGCGAAACCGTCTCGTCAAAAAGCGTTAGAGGCATCATTGACCGCGCGCGCCGCGATGGCTTCCTCAAGAAACGCCCAAGCGGAGAATTCGAGCTGACGGCAAAAGGCGCGCTGCCCGCATCACCAGAATCCTCGCAACTGCAACTCGGGGGCGAGACGTAAGTCATGGCACGCGTCATCAAGATGTATCGAACGTACAATCTTCTAGACAAGGATCCGGCTATCGACAGAGTTCGGGTCATCCTGAAGGAGGATGAAGAGCAGCGCGCCCACAATCGAGCAACAGCATCCGAACCACATCCGCAACCAGAACCAGGGGACGAGGCGTAAAATCATGGCACGCTTCATCATGTCGTACCGTACCTACAATTGGAAAACAAAAAACCCGGTGATCGATAAAATGCGAACCGTTCTCCAGGACGAAGGGATGTTCGCCAAAAACAAACGCAAGATGCTGCACGAGCTGTCTGGCGTTGCTCTCTCGACCTTCGATGGCTGGTTCGAGGGCGACACCAAGGACCCGAAGCACGCCACCATCATGGCGACGATGTCGGCACTCGGTTACGAAGAGAAGTTCGTCAAAACCGAAAAGCTCGATTTCGAAAAGGAATTGGAAGCCGCTGCAAAGTGGCGTGAACAACAGGCGCGTGCCCGAGAGAAGGCCAAGACCAACAGCAAAAAACGATAGAGGAAACCCACAGCCATGGAAGCACAGCCTGATGGACCAGAGCTAACGATCACGCCGCAAGTGCGTCGGGTGCTGGAGCGCCGCAGCGCCCTGGACAAGATCGCTGTCCCACGCTCTTGCGCGCTCCTCCACCAGGATGTGCTGCCTGCCGTCTCGTGGTTGATGCGTCATGGCTGTATTGTCTGGATCACCCGCGCCGACGTGAGCGAGTACCGGATCGACTGCGACATCTATCAGCTGACCACCAAAGGCATCCGACTGTGCCAGCTGAACGACGTGGAACACCGATAACGCGCGTGGGAATGCAAAATGGGCTTGCACGAATTCATCGAGATCGCGTCAGAGCTGGTTGGCGAGCGCTTCGAACGAATGGGCTCAATCAGGCCGATCCTTCATTTCGTCGACGGCGAAGGCGAGGACGTCGTCATCACGATCCCGCCGGAGAACGATAAAGACATGATCGCAAGTTTGATTCGCGTGGTCTTGAAGACGGTGAATGCCAGCCGCGTCGTCTTCATCGACGAGGGTTGGATGGTCGGTGGCGAGTTGAGCGCCGAAGATCACGAACGTCTGCATCGTTTCGGCGCCAACTCTCATCCCAGGCGCGTGGAGGTGCTGATGTTCTCGGGTGAAGACGAGAAAGAAGGCTTGACGATGGCGACCCGGTTAATTCTTCGCAAGGACGACGCCAAGCCGCGCCTCGGCCCCCTGCAATTCTACTCCCTCGAGCAGGGCACGACTGAAGGCCGCTTGGTGGGATTGCTGCCGCGACGGAAACTGTCCTCATAGCGACCGAGGCCGAGGAATGACCGACAACACCAGCACCCGCCGCCGCTTCATCGCGCGCGCCACGTCCCACAAGCGGGATTGCGTCCTGTGCCACGCCGCCAAGGGCATCTGGCGCGACCCGGAGAACCGGTGGTTTTTCATTTGCGATCACTGCTTTGCCGCTGATCGACATCGATCTCACCTCGATACGCCGCGCACCACGCGGCAGCGAGCAGCACAGGAAGTTCAATGATGGCTGACCGTGCGCACCTGGAACGTCTGTCCAAAGAACTCGCTGACAATGGCTTGCTGATCGAAGCCGGTTGGGTCGGCCTCCGTTTGGCGGTGCTGCATCCCAACGCGCCGAAGGATCAGCTCGATGAAATGCGCATGGCGTTTTTCGCCGGGGCACAGCATCTGTTTAGCAGCATCATGGTGATCATGGATTCCGACCGCGAGCCGACGCCGGCCGATCTGCACAAGATGGACTTGATCGACCAGGAACTGCGCAAGTTCGCTCGAGAATTCGAGTTACGTGTCGCGCGTTCGAGGGGGTCGGCATAATGCTTGCCATCTGGGTCATTTTCGATCATCCCACCGATTACCCGGTCGGGTATATCGCTCGAAAGTTTCTTGTCAGCGTTGACGGCGACCACGCCACCCAGTGCACGATCCGGTCATCCGATCTCACCGATTTGCGTCGGTCCCTCCTCCATCGCGGTTTGATGCGCTTGCCGCGCGACTTCGCCGATGAACCACAGATCCTTGAAAACTGGTTTTAGCCATGAGCCCACAAAAAGAAGCCTGCGTCGAATTCATCTGCGAAGAATGCTGCCGCACCATCATTAACTTCGGCACCCACGACGGCATCAACGTGTGCGGCGTTTGCCGCGTCATCCGGGAGATGATGCCAGACATGCCTGCCGAGATGAAAGCCCGACTGCGGGGTGAGCAATGACGCGTATCATCTTCAGCACCAAGCAGGCGCCAGGCGCGCTGCCGAACGGCACACAGATCGTCAAGGTCGAGTCTGAGCCACGCGACGCCAATCCAATTGGCACGCGCGGCAAGGTGCTCGGCTCAATCTCGCATCCGGACGTCGGCTTGGGCTATTTCGTCGAGTGGTCGCACCTGCCCGGCGTGCCGGTCTTCGTCGTCGATTGGAAAATTGGACGCGCATCATGAGCGCGTTCACCCCCGACGAAGTCGTCAACCTCGACTTCTACCAACGTCATGGCAATTTTCATCCGTTTACCTGTCCCAACCGCAACGACGGCAATCATCGCATTGTCGGTGGCGATCTTGGCGCGCTGTTTCCGACCGTGCGCGGTTGGATTTGTCCGTTCTGCGACTACACCCAGCAATGGGCACACGGCTTCATGCTAAAGCGAGGATGGCAATGACGCTGGTAGAAGATCGAATCAGGAGATTTGTCATGACCGAAATTGTCAAAGTCCAGGTGCCGTTGGCCAGCAATGATCCGAAGGCGCCTGCCCTGATCTATGACCGCCATCAGAAGCACGTCACGCAACAAAAGCTCGACTACACGATCCTGAAACTGATGGGCACCGATCCGAAGGCCTACTTCGAAGGCGAATGGCATCCAGCCAGCCAGCGCTGGACGCTGAACCGGCGCGTCAAGGATCGGGAGTGGTAGGCAATGAAACCGATCTTCCGATTGATCAAATTCCGAATGCACGAAATGGTCGAAGAGATCGACGGCGACTGACCTGCCTCTGCCCCCAGACCCCAGTCAGTCGTTGTTGAGGCGCGGGGCGGGAACGGTAAGTTGCCATGACGAGCCGGACCTGCCTCGCGTTTTTTTACGAAGAACCTTGCAGATGCCCATGCCTCATTTCCATCTCGGCGACTTGGCGGTGATGTCCGATTTGGACCGGCCCGAACTGAATTGGCGCAGGTCAGAGGATTTCCGCGTGCGCAACACACGTCGGATTGCAGTGATGAAGGCACTGCGAAAAGCCTTCGGTGTTTACTTGGAATAGGCAATTGGAATGGGTGCGAAAGAACGCCATGAGCTTTCGCGCGCGCTCTCGCGCGTTAACGCAAAACAAACAATCATCAATAGAACAATTGCCACGTTGGCCCACTTTAAGAAGTCGCTGGATGCGACGCGTTCGGCGGTCCTGGAAGCAGAACGGCAAAATCAAAAACCAAAAAGTGCCTCCGCCAAGATCGCGCTGCCTCGCTCCTAGCGGGCCCCGGCAATTCCAGAAAGGAATTGCCGCCGGCGCACGCGTTTAAATTGACGGGAGACGATGAATGAACACCGAAGAGCAAAACGCAGCGGTTAAGCGGTTCAACGAGGAGCGCAACAAGATGCTTATGTCGCTGGACATAGATCGCTGCGCGTACTTCTTCCGCCTGGCGCGACCGGGCGTTCCCTGTCCGTCACGCGAGGTGCTTGAGATCATGATGCACAAGGCGCGCACCGCGGTCGTCAGTCTGCCGCTGGAGGCGCGGATGCACTCGAAACGTTGGCTGACAGAACGAGGGATGCAGTCAGACGATGACGGCGATTTGGGATGATACCGTGAAGATTATCGAGTGAGAGAGACCAATGGCTGTACTGATGATTGGTGCGACTGAGCGCGAAAAGATTGCCGAACTCGTCGCCTACGCCAAGGCCCACCCGCTGTCGTTTGAAACGCTCCGCGACGGCATGGTCGCCGATACCGATGTCTTGGAGCTAAAAGACCGCAAGGCCGGTTACGAACGTCCGGCGTCGCAACACGTCGTTTTCCCCGGCGGCTTCCGCGCCGCGTTCTCGATTGAGGATCAGCCCGCCGGTCTCTGCGCGCACCTCTCGGTCAGCGTCGTGGGCCGCTCGACAAAAGGCGCGTGCCCGAACCCGGAGGCGGTGAAGATGATTGCCAAGGAGTTCGGCGTCCCGTTCCCGGCCGACAAGATGTGGATGGAGGAATACGCCCCCGGCGAGTACGCGGTCAATCTGGTGTCGCTCTACGCGCCGAAGGAAGAGGGTCACGCATGACGCACCTGAAGCAACAATTCATCGCCGAGCTTGAGCCGCTACTGATCGCGTCCGAGCAGGCTATCGTCGCTGGCAACACGGCCGCATCGAGAAGATTGAGCTTGCGGATGCTGGAGGTGGCACGGAAATATGCCGACAAACTCGACCCGGCCGACTTCCGCGACGCGCTCAACAATCCGACAGCAACCGCGATTGCGAAGCGGCTGGGTGTGCAGCCGTGAGGGACCCGGTTCAGCTCGTGATGACGCGCCAGTGGGAGGCCGCGCAGCGGGGTATGCTGTCGACGTGGACGGTCTTCGACCACCCGCGCGACTTTCCCGCTGCGTTCGTGGCACGACGGTTTGAATCCGGCAAGGGCACTCCGGAGCCGGTGCCGACCGACGACATCATTGTGGCCCATGAACTGGAGCCGCTGCACGAATGTCTCGCCCGTTCCGGGCTGACGCCGCTGGCACGGATGGAAGGCGACCAGCCGCAGATCGTTGAGGTGTGGCTGTGATCGACTGTCGTTCGTGTTGGTTTTTCCGGCCACAAAAAAAGCCCTCGCCGAAGCGAGGGCTAAAGGAGTCGCGTTTGGGAGTTAAACAAAGAAGCAGGTTTAGCTTGCCTTTCACTCCAGGATCGGTCCCGACGCCGCCCGAATGGCGACGCCGTCCGATTCATTCAGGACAATGCCCACATGCCGAGCAGGATCACTGCGGCCATGGCTATCGCCCAGATCACCACCGCGCGCAGCAGGCGCAGCTCTTCTTTTTCTTCCTCCGTCAGGGCGTCTATCAAGCCGCCGCAAACGCCAGCGAACGCGCGTCCCAAATCGAGGCCAGCGCGAACTCGATGTCGCCGTCGGGCACGTTGGAGCCCAGCGCCGCCGGGTCGCTTTCGATGGCTGCCGAGATGGTGGGGTTCGATGAGATGACGTGGGCGGCGACCAGCTGCGGCTTCTCCTCGCCCCGGATCACCAAGCCTGCGTAGTTGATGCGTTCGGCGTGGTTGGCGGTGGCCGGGTCCTCGCTGGCGACGTTCTGCGCGGTCTTGAACATCAGCATCATGACGCGACCGGCGAAGGTCGGATCGGAGGCCGTGGCAATCTGGTCGAGCGCGGACATTTAGGTTGCTCCCAAGATTTCAGCGGCTGTCTTTGCGGGCTTGGTGTCGAGCTGCGGATTGATCGGCGGCTTCACCGGATCGGGCACGCCGCCGGCCGCGAGCCAGTCCTGATACTCCTGCCAATCGCGGTTGGCGGGATCGTTCGGGATGTACGCGCCATCGGCGGTGCGGATCACGATGTCGGTTGCGGTGAGCTGATAGTCCGCCATCAGAGCCTCGCATCGAAAAGGAGCGAAACGGCTGGCATGCCTGCAACGCAGCCTTGACCGACTGAGAATGTAGAACCAGCGCAAGTGAGATCGACACCGGCTGCACCAAGGCCAGATTGAAGCAGCGAGGCGCTGGTTGCAGCGGGATTGCCTCCACTCCAATTGACAATGCATAGTCCTACATTCACAACCAATAACGTCGGAGCTGCCCTCATCACCGTGCGGAACGGAACAGAGATGCGCGCAATGTTGGCCGCCGCAAGGTAGCCCGACAGACCGTAATTAGTGGTAAGCGGCGCTTGGAGATAGCGCTGGCAAATCGTTAGCTCCTGATCATACGAGCGCATGATAAACGGTGTGCGGGCAGAGGGTGGTGCCTCAACGCCCGGTAACACCATCACGCCGGTCAGGCGGAAGACATCGCTGGTGGCCCCGACACCGTTGACCTGACCGGGCGCGGCGACGAAATTTCCGGCGAGCCAACTGTTGGCAGAAGGCGCGGTGAAGGTCGTTCCGCACGCTATCGCAAAGGTGACCGACAGGCCGTTGCTGTTGTCCTTGTTCCAGGTCCCGGTTGTGTCGCCGGGGATCGTCACCGTCTTGTACTCGTACACACCCGCCGCGTTCTGGGTGTAGGTGAAGACATAGGAGCGCGCGGCCGCGATGTTGCGAACCGCACCGCAGTAGAGACCGGGCCGTGCATGCGCGGTCCAGAAGCCGATGGTGATCGGCTGCGCCCCCGACGTGCCCCACGCCAGCCGCGCCACGCGAAACCCCTCGATGACTTGCTGGAGGAGGAAGACATCGCCCGCCGCCATCGCCGCCTGCCCCGTCGAAACGGTCAGCGCCAGCAGGTTGTTGAAGCCGAAACCCGAAGCGCCAAAGGCGTACTGGCCTATGCCCACGACGGCAGTGCCGACCTTGCTGTAATACCAACCATCGACCGGATAACCGGGGACTGCAACGCCGCCCGTGCCGAATTGCTGGCTGACCTCCATCCCGCCGTTGATCTGCATGCCGTTGAACGCCAGCGCATCGAACGGGGCGGCGTAGACGTTCTGCCGCGCCTGCTGTTGCTGTGCCGCCGTCAGTGACTGCGCGACATCGAAACGCACCGCCTGCGCCGCCACGTCGGACGGGTGGATGTGATCCTCGCGCGCGAAGTTGGTCGAGACGCCGACCGCTGCAACACCATCGATCAATGGCAGCGCAGTCGCCGGACTTCCGACCCCCGGCGGGCCTTGAATGCCTTGCGGACCCTGCGGCCCGACCAGCGAGGTGCCAGCGGGCCACACGCCGCCAGCCTTCGGGCCGAACATGAAATGCGTGGTCGTGTTGATGTAAAAGTTGCCGTTGACGCCGACGCCCGCTGCCGGATCGCTGGTGCCATAAAGCACTGTGTTGCCATCGGCTCCGGGCACGCCCTGAGTGCCCTGCGGTCCCTGCACGCCCTGAATGCCCTGAGGGCCTTGCGGTCCCTGCGGCCCGACGAGCGAGGTGCCTGCTGGCCATGCGCCGCCCGCCTTCGGGCCGAACATGAAATGCGTGGTGGTGTTGACGTAGAAGTCGCCGTTGACGCCGACGCTTGCGGTCGGATCGGTCGCGCCATAGCGCACGGTGTTGCCGGATGTGCCCGTTGGCCCCTGCGGACCCATCGGGCCGACCGGTCCCTGTATCCCCTGCGGACCGGGCGGTCCCTGTTGTCCGGGCGGTCCCTGCTCGGGGACGAGGATCACATCGACGTCGCTGTCGTTGATGACCTCAACATCGGAGACCGGTTCGGTCACGATGTCCATGTCGGTCATCGCGACGGCCCCGCCTGATTGGTCAGCGTGCCGCGCCACACCGAGGTTTGCTCGGTGCCGCCCGCCGAGGTCATGACCAGCGAGTGCTCGTACTCATCGATCGGTAACCGCTCCAGCTGCGCCTGTGTGATCAGCACGCTGAACCGCCCGGCCGCCGCATCGATGATGGTGATGCCGCCTTCGTCGCCATTCGACAGGTGCAGCCACACGGTGACGTCGGTGGCGCGCTTGCGCAGCATCATGCGCAGCTGCACGCCGGTCAGATCAATCGGCACGTCAGCAACCGTCTTGTAGATGAAGCTGCGATAGAAGTCGGCGTCGTTGATGGTCGTGATGTTGACGATGGCCATGTCACGACGTCCAGCCGATGTCCACTTTTTGAGCCCGCTGCAGCGTCACGCCAAAGATGGCATCGATCTGCCCCGTGGTCGTGATGGTACCGCCGTCGACGCCGGAGACCGCCTGAGCGTAGGAATCGTAAGTGCCGGCGATGAACGTCGCGAGCTGGCTCCACAGGCTGTTGATGGCGGTCGCGTCCAGCGTGACGGTGCTGCGATCCGGCTGCACCCACGTGACGGTGAATTGCGGGTCGGCGGCGGCGACCGAGTGATAGCGCTCAAGCAAGGTCTGCGTCGAAGGACCGGTGCGGATTTCCGTCAAGCCCGCGATGCCGGTCACCGGCATGCCGCCCAGTTCCTTCTGCTCGCGCACCATGAAGGCGTAGGATTTCAGATCGACGTGGATGCGATACGGAAACAGCGCGCGCTGCAGCTCGGCGGGCGTCTGCTCCCCGGCGTCATCCCTTGGCCACGGTGTTGCGGCGTTGCCCTGCTGCGTCCACGCCACATAGGCCGGATCGTCGGACTGGATCAGCGCCGAGGTCGCGCTGGCGAACAGCCGCGCATCGTCGGCGAGCCAGTACCAATTGTAAGGATCATAGGCGCTCATGTGTACTGTCCTCCGCTCGCGGTTGTACCGGCAATCGTTCCGGGCAGATAGTTGATGCCGCCTCCCACGCTATCGATGATGCTGTTTTGCACGGCGGTATATTTTTGGCCGGTGACATTGGCGAAGCCGGTGATGGTGCCGTACTTCATGACGGTGCCGCTGGCACCGTCGCAATAGACCCAACGGGTCACGGTGATTGGATTGGGGATCGTCAAGGCCAGCAGCGCTGGCGCATAGGTCGTGTTGAGAATGCGCCCACCGCTACCGCAATAATAATGGTTGTTGGTGTTTCCCGTGACCTTGAACGGCCCGAAGCACCCGATGTAGCCGCCGTTGACCGTGATCATGTGGGCGTCGATGGTCGCGCCGAACTCGATTTGATATAGAGCGACGGTCGCGGTGCCCCACACCCAGAAGCAGGTTGACGGGACGCCCACGTCATTCGCCGCCGATGTACACTTGAAGCCATAGAAGCGATAGTCGCCGGTCCCGATCACGCCGACAGAAGGGCCGACGCTTGCTGCGATCAGGCAGTTGGCCGGGTTGGACGTGTCCCCGACATACGAGACCGTTCCAGCGCCACCGATTGAGCCGATATTGACCGGCGCGTAGGTGCCTGCCGCGACATGGACGGTAACGTTGTAGCCGTTCAAATTGAACCGCACCAAGGTGTCCTGCGCCTTCTGTAAGGTCTTGAACGGCTTGGCAGCGGAGAGCCCGTCGTTGGCGTCGTTCCCAGTAACGGCATTCACATAGTAGTCGCGCGGCGCTTGCAGAAAGCGCGAATTGACGAGACCCCAGATTGCCTTAAGCAGTTGCGTCAGGTCGGCGTTGGTCGGGGCCTGACAGAGCTGCGCGGCGTAGTCCACGTAGCCGTGGTCGTAGGCCCACTGGATCACCGCGATGATCTCGCGCTGGTCGTATTCGATACTCTCCGCTGGCGGGATCGAGCCGGCGCGGCCGATCGAGGGATCGCCGTTCACGAAGGGAACGCTATAGAGCACGTCCTCTTCTGCCAAACCGTAGGGCTGATTGTACTTCATGCGCGCGCGTCCTTTTGCGGCGGCCCGCGCCGGGGCCACCGTGTTTCAGGTCGAGAAGGGTTCAATGAGCCGTTACGGCGTGCCCGCCATCGGATCGCTCGGCTGTAGGCCGGAATAATCCCAAATGATTATCGTGTGGCCCGGCTTCCAGCGCTCCAAGACGCACTCCAAATCCTCAGCGCGACGGATACGTAAGTGCGGATCGATGCCGGTCTGGCCGCCACCGCCACCACAGCGAAACCAGACCAGGCTGGTGGTGTGGACATGCACCGTCCAATAGTAACGGTTCTCCGGCGGCCCCAATCCGTAGTTCGGCCATTCCGATAATTCGCCATCGGCGATGCGTTCGCCGTTCGGGTTGTAGACCGGCAGATAGCCGCGCACGAAATTGTCGTGAAACATCGGGTTGGAGCCGTCGCCAACGACGCGGCTGTCCCCGCAGCGATCGAGCCCGCATTCGAAGGTGCGAAATTCGGAGATCGTGATTCCGTAGCCGAGCTGGGCCGCGAAATCGATGTAGAATTGGCGCGACTGCGCGCCCCACAGCGTCATCCGCTGCACCAAGGCGCGCTGTCGTTCGCCGATGGTTTGCGGCTCGGCGTAGCATGGATCGGGCAGACCCCAATTGCGCTCCCAGTCCGGCAACAGCTCCATGGTGATGCGCGGGTCGCTCTCGCGCTCGAGGAGATCGGCGGCGCGGCCGTCGACCGTGCCCCAATATTGACAGAGGCCGTCGCACGTTTGCCAGAGCACGCTGTCGATCGTGTGCTTCGGCCAAGCCTGGCCCTGCGGCAACAGCTCGAGGAAGGCATCGCGGTATTCGTCACCGGAGCGGCGAATATGGCGATCACTCATCGGCGCACTCTCATGGCTGCTCGTAAATGATGTTCTCCAGCACCGCCATGTGCCCCACTGATTGCATGACAAAATCGTCGTCGGTCACCAGTCGGAACGACTGCACGCTCGGCGCATTCATGATGGCGTAGCTGATCCAGGCGGCGTAGATGGTCTGGCCTGGCGCGGCCTGAAGCTTCAGCATTTCGCTGACGCTGGCCTCGATCTCCGCCCTGGCTTCCTCGGTGTCGGGCACCAGCTCGGCGATCGTGATGTCCAGGAACTGCTTGATCGGCGCCAGCACGAAGCAATCCTCGACCGTGACCGGCCGCATCTTGTCGATGTAGCCGGCGACCGCGTGGATGTCCTGTTGCTCCGGCCAGCCGTCATTGTCGGCGCGCAGATCGTCCATCAGGAAGCGCACCGTCATGGTACCGATGCCCATCTCGACCGCGGCCCAGGCCCGGGTCACGCCTGGCACCGCCAGCGCCCAGGCTTCGTAATCATGCACCGCGCCGCCCATCGGCGGCTTCTGGATCCGGCGCAGGATCCGGTCGCGCAATTGCTCGTCGGTCTCGGTGTCGGTGCCGCCGGTCATCCCGACCACGGTGGCGATGGTCTCGACGCCGGGGACCGGCGGATAAATCGCCAGCGCGCTGTCGGCCGGCAGATTGCCGTACGAGCCAGGATCGAGTGCCCGGATGCTGCCGTTGACGCCGCCACTCGAGGTCTCGATGTCCTCCAAGGTCTCGAACGTCACCACGTTGTACGGCGAGTCCGATCCGGGCGGCATGGCGACGCCGCTTTGCATCTGGGTGTGAGCCGGGATCACGGCGCCGTCACCGACAAAGCGCGCGGTGCCATAGGCCAGCGTCGCCATCTTCCGACCCTTGGAGCCGTCGGCGTTGACCAGCCAGATCTGGCCGTGGCGATCGAGCCATTCGGTCTCGGCGGTGTCGGGCAATAGCTGCCGCGCCAGCCAGTCGATGTATTGCAGGGTCAGATGGCACAGCGCGCCCTGGTTGTCCGACAGCACCCGCAGCACGCTGTTGGGCACGTTGGCGTCGGCGCCAGGCAGCGACACGCGGATGCTGTCCCGCACGAGGCTTCGCACCTCGCGCAGGGCCGGTGTTTCCCAAGGCATCTATGACCCCGCTAATGCGTCCCACAGCACGGCGTAGCGCAGCTCGATCTCGCGTTCCGGGCCGCGATAGATCCGGATCAGTGCGTCGATGCGCTGCTTGTCGACCCGCGTCGCCCAGACATCGAAGCCGGTGCAAATCCTGCGATCGACGAACGGCTGGATGGCGTCGCGGATGTATTCCTCGACCAGCACCAGCGTCGCCCCTTCGCGCGAGGCGGCAGAGTTGATCTTGGCCCGCCGCAACAGCCAGAGCTTGGAGCCGATCGGCCAGCCCTTCCAGATCAGCTCGGCGTCGAGGTCGCCCCACCAGCCGCAGCGGTTGGTGGAATCCGGATCGGGCAGGATGTCGTCCTTGTCGGCCAGCGCGTCGGTGCCAAGCGCGACGATCACCGCGGTCGCCAGCGCCTGGCGATCGTCCAGCGTGCCGTTCGGCAGCAACGACCAGTCAACCGTGACCGAGTATTTCGGAAAGACGTTGTTCTGGACCAGCCGGATGTCAGGGACATTGATCTCGCCGGCCATCGGCTCAGCCGATCTTGCCCTTGCTGTTGACGCACGGGCCATCGAGCGTCACCAGCATCGAAAACGTGCCCTTGCCGGCTTCGGCGCCGAGATAGACGTTCTTGTCGGAATGAGCATGGACGTAGGTGTTGCCGTCGTCGAGCGCCATGTGGCAGGTCTTGCCACCCATCCGCGTCTTGTCCTTGGTGACTTCGACAAACATCTTCGATTTCTGACCGTCCTTGTAGAGCGCTTCCTGGCCGCGTTTCTGCTTCTTGCCATCCTCGGTGGTGGATTCCTGGCCGCCCTCGGCGAGCGGCCTGACAAATACGCCACGCTTGGCCAGCTCGGCGATCTCTTCATCACTCTGCTGCTGCACGCTGTCATTGCTCTCGCTGTCCTTTTCGAGCAAATGCATGCGCACGGTCTTGTCCTGCGGTGCAGTCCAGAAGCCGCCGTCCTTGGTCATGTGGAATTGCTGCTTGTCGCCGCGCCCGCGAAACATCGCGGTGTCGCCCTTCTCCAGCTTGAACATCCGGTGGCGGCGATCGTCGATCGTACCCGCAGACGGGAACGACCGATTGCCCCCGTTGAAGTTCACGAAGGTTTCGGCGCTACCGATGATCTTGCCCATCTGGTCTTTCTCGGCATCGAACGTCACCGACGAGAAGCCGTAGTTCTGCGCGGCCTCGATCGCCTGCCGGGTTTCGTTGGCCATGAAGTTGCCGCCCATCTCCTGCATCAGCTTGGTGTCATCGACCTTGTCGACGACGCTGCGGGCGCCGCCGGACACGTAGCCGACGAACGATGAATTGAGCGGTGTGGCACGGTGCATGGGTAACTCCGTTATGCTGATGTCTGTATCGCCGATGGCGTCGCTTCGTTGATGATCTGGCCGCCGGGCTGGTTGGGATGACGCACATCCCAGCCGAGGCTATCGCGCAACAGCCAGGGCGCGACCAGATCGAGCTTGGTCTGCGTGCCGCTTTGGCTGTCCTGGGTGAAGGTGACGCGCTGGATCTTCATCGGCATGTCCAGCATCGCCATCGGCGAATAGACGTGGACGTCATCGCCTGGCGCCCATAGCGCCTGCTCATCGCGCAGCCAGCCGTACACCGTGATCGTCGCAGTGACGTTGGTGCCGTTGTGCCAGATCGCCTCGTACCTGGCGCGGTTACAAACTTCGGCCTGGGTCTTCACCGGCTGTTCGGCCGGCGTGATCAGTTTCGAGAACATCGCGCCCGACATGCCCTTGGCGATGCATTTCAGCTCGCTGGCCTTGGTGCCGGAGTTGTCGTCGCTGGCGGCGTGTTGGCCCCGCACGTCGTGCTCGGTGTAGACGTGCTCATGATTGATGATGCACTGGCACGACTTGATGTTGATCCCCTCGACCAGTTCGGTGACGACTTGGCCGGTGTGCTCGCCGATCAAGAGGAAATTGCCGTGGGCATCCGAGCCCATCACCACGCCGCGCGGGCGCGCGATGCGCTCGAGGAAATCCCACACCAGCTCGCCGGGACTGTTCTGCAGTTTCGGGAACGGCGTCAGATCTGGCGCGCCGATCACCTTGATGCCGACGCCGTAGGGCGCGACCACTTCCTGCGCGACCTGGACGATATTCTTGTTGTCGAAATTACCGGTCTTGGTGTCGACGCTGGATTTCGCCGCATTGGCGGTCAGGCTCTTGCCGATCAGCATCACGCCGTGCTGATGCGCGTCGTAGGCGACCTGCCGGGTCTCGATGAAGCCGGTGATCGCGAGCCGGCCGGCGAGCAGGATGGTACAGGGATCATCCGGCTTGAATTGCAGCCGGGTCCATAACGGCACCTTGCCGCGTGCGGTCGTCACCAGGGTATCGCGCTCGGCCGCAGTGAACCGAAAGTGGCTGAAAGATTCCGCCCAATCGCTCCACACCTCGACGGTTTCCCAATCTTCGAAGATGTTGCCGGCGACCGCCAGCTGCGCGACTTCCTGCGGCCTCGGCATGGATCAGCGCTCGCGTGGGGTCATTGCGATAACGCCTGGCCTTGTATTGGACAGAACGCGGGGTGCACGATTTTGTTTTCCTCGCGGACTTCGTCGGCGCGCGAGGCGTCGTCATAGAGCCGATAGGCCAGCACCAGCGACGGCAGCACATCGGCAAACTGATAGTTGAGCATCCTGGGCAAGGGGCGCGCGGTCTCGACCAGGTGGTTGGTGATCGCGGCATGAAGCCTCACCAGCGCCTGGTAGCTCATCGAGTCCATGTCGTCGGCGGCGATCTCGGCGGCCTCGGCGAAGGGCTGCGACATCTCGCTCTTCCGCTGGGCGACGTCCTGCCGGCTGACGAAATCCATTGTCGCGATGATCGCGCCGGAAGTGGCGAGGCAGAACCGTACGCTGGCATTCTTCACCAGGATGCCGCCCAACGTCGTCGTGATCTCGGCATCGAGCTGCCGCCGCACACTTTCGATCTGTTGCAATGTCGTGCCGGCCAACCTGGCCTCATCGAAGCAGGCGTCGAGCGGCGGCCCGATCGCGTCCTCGATCAGCAGCTTGAAGGCGTTGGCCCGGGTGTCGCCGATCGTGGTGCGGGCCTGCGAGCAGGCGCGGCCTTTCGACGGCACGGTCGCGATCAAATTCGCCAGCATGCGATCGACGATGCCGGCGGCTTCGATCGCGTCCTGCCGTTTCATGCATTGATCTCGGCTGGCGGATTGGCGAGCACACGTTGCGCCTCGTTGCGCATGTTCCGGCTTTCATTCATTAGGGCGCCCGCGGTGTCGACGATCGGCACCCACAGCGCCGGATCGATCCCCTGCTCTTGGAAGGTCATGTCGAACACGCAAAAGCCGCCGAAGCGCTCTTCCTCGGTGACCCGGTAGCGCGGACAGACAACAATCTTGTCGCCGAGGGTCGGCAGCCGCAGCCGGCCCGGGCCTTCCTCCTCGAGCGCGAGGATCAAGCGGTTGCGCGCCAGCTGGTAGTTGCGGCGGTACAGGATGTCGTTGGCTTCGTCGTCGTAGGGATAGACGATGCAGTAGCCGCGTAGCGTGAACGCGCGCGCGACGCGGCCCATGTCCTCGGCGTAAGGCAGCTCTTTCTTCGGAAACTCGTGCTCGACGATGCGCCGGCCGCTCTCCTGGCTGTTGACCTCGCAGTGAAAGCGCGCGTTGCGGAACGACGCCTGCATCAACCGATCGCGCCACGCCGTTGGCAGGTCGAACACCGTTGCCATCGTTTTCCTCTTTAGATGTTCATCGGTTCGTCGGCGGCCTGCGCCGAACGTCGCGCCGGCTCCATCTGGGTCTGTCGGTTGACCTCGACGTCCTTGAATAGGCCGCCGCCTTCGGCGCCGACCTTGGTGCCCTTCGGCGCGTTGACATCGACGCGGATCTTGCCGCTGCCCTCGACCTTGGTGGATGCGGCCTGCGATTTGTCGATCTGCTGGCGGTCTTCGGCGAGAACGCTATAGCCACCGCCGCTGCGGAAAGCGCTCTGAGAGCTGCCACCCGGTAAGGACGCTGTTGCGCCAGCCCCTTCTCTTTGAGCCTGCCACTGCTTGATCCCGCCGGCCTTGTAGATGTCGTAGGCGCGATCGATCTGCTCGTCGCTGACCCAATCCTTGCCAGCCTCGGCTTTCGCCAGCGCGTGAAACCATGCGCGGCGTTTTTCCGGATCGTTGAGAATGTCCGCCGTGACCGTCTCTCCCGGTGCAAATCCGGGGACGCGAGACCGATGACTTCCGCTCCATTTAGAGATTGCCGAGGAGACCGTCATTCCCTGATATTTTTGTGCCAGCAATTCCATGTTGGAGGCCATGCCGCCTTCAACGGTCGAAAATTTCCCGATCTTGTTGGCGGGATCGCCGAGCACGCCAACGCTGCCGCCATACTTTGCATCTGCAGCACGCGGCCATGAAGCCCCGACATTGGCATTGCGGATCGAAGCTGGAATGCTCTTGTCGCTTGGATCATGCGGATTTGCCGTCAACCCGCCGGCAGCCTGTGCACCATCGGCCGGGGCCGGTGTTTCGCCCGCGCCCTTGCCGGTGCCGGGACCGGCGGTCTGCCCGTTGGGCGTATAGTCCGGGCGGCGCACCGTTACCTGCGATGCCGGCCGCCACTGAGTTGAGACGCCGCCACGTCCGGAGGCGGTGCCACCTTGGTTGCCGCCGAGCATCTCCACTTCCAGTTCACCGGTTCGCGGATTTTTCCGCGTGTTGCCCGTGAGAAAACCAACATGGCCGCCGGTTTGACCGGCGCGGCGGCCCCGCGCCAATACGCCAATGTCGCCCGCCTGCACGTCCCCTGATTTGACCGCCGAGCCGTAGTTCAAGAAACTCGTCGCGACCAGCGAGCCAGAACCCTTGAGGCCGGCCTGTTTGAGATTGGCGTTGACGAAGGCCGCGCACCATGCGGTGGTTGCCGGATTGACCTTGATGCCCTGCTCGCGGAAAAAGCCGCTCAGCTTGGTCTGATCTTTGATTTCGTCTTCGCCGAGATGCTGTCGCGCAAAGGCCAGCGCCGCCGCCGGTCCGACCTCACCGTTGCCGGAGGCTGCATTGCCCGCGGCGGATTGGCCGGGGCCGACGCTGCTGCCGTTCGGCGTGCCGCCGCTGCCATCGGCCGCCCCGGCGCCACCGCCTCCGGGAGCGGATGGAAACGCACCAGCGCCGCCCTGCGCGTCGCCGCTATAGCCAAAGGCCCCACCACCGACGACGCCGCCCGCGCCGCTGTAGTCGGCGGCACCACCACCGCCGCCCCAACTGCCACCACCACCGCCGAACATCGGCGCGCCGCCCGGCGTCCGTCCCAAGCCACCGCCGGGCGTGAAGGCGGCTTGCTGCACCATGTCTCGGAACGATGCCTGCTGTACCAGCGCATTGTTGGCGCCGGTCAACGAAGCCCGTTGCACCATGCCACCGTAACCTTCGCCGCCAGCGCCGATACCGCCATAGGCCGATCGATGGAACAGCCCCTTGAACATATTGCCGATCGAATTCAGCGCCCCGGTATTTTCTTCGGTCGCCTTCTTATTGTCGTCGATCGATTGCTTTTGTTCGTCGGCCTGCTTTTGCTGACCTTGCTGTTGCCTCAGTTGCTCCTGCTGCTCTGGTGTAACGCCCAGACCAAACCGACCGAACCGTTCCTGAATATTCCGTTTCGCCTCATCCGGCTTCGTTTGTGTAACTTTCGCCCATGTCTCCTCGATGAAAATGACGACTTTTTCGATCGCCTGGAATACCGAGAGGATATCCCTGAGGTCTTGATTGATGACCTTCAATCCTTCGGTCAGCGCCGGCAGCGGCAACGTCTTGATGATGTCGCTGATCGACGACCACGTCTGGGCCATTTCACCGAGCTGGTTGGAAAACTCGGTCCCCAATTGCATCCGCCGTTCTTCGGCTTTGTACCAGGCGTCGGTCTGCTCCTTGACTGCTTCGAGCGCGCCGAGCAGGCTCTTGTCCAGGAACGGCGCTGCCCACTTATTCGCGATCGAGGTCGCTTCCTGCAGCGACTTCCCTTGGTCGCGCATCAAATTGAGAATGATGTTATGTCGCGCCTGCGCGATGGCGGTATATTGCTTTTCCGCAGAATCCAGTTTCGGCAGCTGCTCGAGCAGCTCCTTCATGGCTTGAGCAGCACCTGATCCGGCAACGCCGGCATTCCGGATCATCTCGTCCTTGAGCTGGCTGCCCGCTCTCCCGACCTCCGCGATGGTGTCGGACATCTTGGCGATGTTGGACACCACCGTCTCGGCGCTGACGCCAACCGCGCCGAACTGCTCGATCATGTTCTTGATGTGAGAGCCGCCGACACCGATGGCGCGGCTTACCTGCTGAATTTCGCGCAGGCTAGCCGCCCAGTCCTTTACAAAGCCGACTCCTTTGTAGAACGCATAACCGAGCGCCGTAACGCCCAAGGCCGTGGTGGCGGAGACCTTGCCCATGTTGGCGAGCCCGCCGGCTAGGTTAGAAACCTCGCCCTCGAGCCCCTTGGCGGATTCCTGCAGCGCACTCTGTTCGCGCTTGAACTTCTCCACGCCCTGCGCGGTCGCGCCGCCGCCGAGGCTCTGCATTTCCTCGCGCAGCTTCGCGATCCCCGCCGACGCATTGTCGACGAGGCTAACGGTTAAGCGTAGCTCTTCCTCTTCCGTTGGCATTAGTCGTCTTCACTCTTGGCCTGCTGCTGTTCGCGATCGAGTTGCGCCGTGCGATGCAGATGCGTCGCGACCTCAGTCAGTGGCATGGACAGGAAGATGTCGGGGTTGACGTGGTACCAGCGCGCCAGCCGATAGCAGTCGAGGATGACGTCGTCCTCGCTGCCTACCAAGCCGCTGGATCGGGAAGAAAAAAACGCTGCAGGCGAAACGCCACGCTGTTCCAATCCCGTGGATGCATGTCCTCGATGAACGGCGGCAGGATGTCGGACAGCGCGGCGATGATGAAGGTCATCTTGCGCTCCTCGATCCGCACCTCGCCCTCCTGGTCGATCCGCACCGGATTGCCATAGCGGTTGATGTCGGCGGCGCGCGGCTCCCGCAGGGTGATCTCGCGGATCTTCTCGCCTTTGTTGTTGCGGATCGGCTTGTGCAGCAGCTTGACGGTGATCGGCCATTCTAGCTCGGTCGACCCCGGATCCTGCTCGGCCGGCGATGGCTCGATCGCCGGCTCCTGGACGGGGCGCGACTTCCTCTCGGCCGCCGGCTTCTCCGGCGTGACGTCGACCATCGGACGCGCGATCCGATTGTCGCCCTCGTCGTTGATGAAGCCTTCGCGCTTCGGGCTAACGTTCATATGCTGACCTCCTCACAGGTGACGCCTTCCCAGCGCACCCGCACCTGGCCGTCGCGGGTGTTGTTCTCGAACCCGCCCTTGCAGGTGGCCGCGATCAGCGTGTACTGCATGTGGTTGGCGAGCTGCGCCACCACGGTGACGTCGGTCTCGTCCATCAGGTCTTCCAGATAGAAGCCTGGCATGGTCGAGAGATCGGCTTCGATGTAGGGCACGCGCGGCAATTCCTGATAGCCGTGCACGCCGTCCTGTCCCGCGATCATCGTGCGTTCGACCGGTGACGGACTGACCGTGAAGTTGCCGCGCACTGCCATTTGCACGCCGTCCACCGTCAGGAAGGCGATGCCCGCAATTCTCTGTGCCATGTTTCCCTCCTAATGGTTATGCGTTCGACGCGGCGTTGTAGGGCGGCTGGTTCTGGCCGATGATGACGTTGTCGATGCCGCGGTCGTACTGCAGGCGGAACTGCGCCAGCACGGCGAAGATGCGCAGCTGGTTGATGAGGTCCGGCGGATACAGCACGTTGACGCGGTTCGGATTGTCCGGATCGCGCTCCACCAGCAGGTGCCGTTTGAAGTTGCGCAGATCTTCGACCAGGCCGCTCCACATATCCTGCTGATATTGCGCGATCAGCTCGCCCTTGATGATGCCAGGCGTGACGATGGCCTGGCCGGGTCCAAACCGCGTGCCGTCATTGGCAAGCTTATGCCTCGGGAATTTCGAGGTGATGGCGTGGCGCTGGTTGCGCAGCAGCTTGGCCAGCGTCGCCAAAGTGGTCACCAGCTCGTAGGCATCGTCGGTCTGACCGTAGAGATTCCACTGATAGGTGGTTTGCTCTCGGGCGATCATCGGCTGCTTGTCGGCGCCGATTTTCTGGATCGCAAGACCGTTCGAGGCCAACGAATTCAGCTCGGCGAAATTGAACCGCTCGTGGATGCCGGCGGCCTTGATCTTGTTGAACGACAGCGCCTGCAGCGGCCGGGCCGGATCATTGACCAGGGCGCGCTGGGCCTTGGCGGCATAGGCGGCGGCCCATTCGAAGCATGGCGACGGTGACGCCACTTCGAACGCCATGATCGATTCGACGCCGGAGTTGTGCAGCTGACCGAACAACAGCAGGTCGGCGTAGGTGCCGCGCTTGGCCGAGAACACGTGGCCGAACAGCTGGCGCTGCCAACCCCAACGGCCGTCATCGGTGAAGCCGAACTCCTGGTCCCAATCGAACAGCGACGAGCTGTCGGTGTAGGGCATCGCCACGTATTCGAACGGCTCCTCCCCCATGTTGTTGATGGCGTCGTCGAACACGGGCGTGCCGGAGCCGCCGGTCAACAGACCGTCGGTCGGCAGGGTGATCTCAAGACCGGGCGGCAGCTTCTCGCCACCGCGGGCGCCGTAATAGTTCAGCGACACCGTGATGTCGTTGGTGAGAATGCCCTTCCACATCGCGGTCAAGGTGACCGTGGCGGCTGGCGCTGGAGCTGCCACCGCCGTGACCGGCAAGGTGTCATCCTCATTGATCGCGGCAGCAATCGCCGCGGCGATAACATCGATCGTGTCGGTCGGCGTGACATTAACCGGCACATGGGTGCCGGCGATGTAGAGATGAATGGTGCCGGCCTCAGCCGGCGCCGTGACTACGGTGATGGTCCCGGATGCTGCCGCCGCGCCGACCGGCTCTGCCAGCGGCAGGCCCCAGACCTCGTTGGCGAAGTTGTTGGCGTAGTAGGCCTGAAACATGCGGGACAGTTCGCTGCCCTGGCCGAACCGCATGTCGGCCTGCGCCTGGCTGCCGATCGGAATCGGCACGTCGGGCGTGGCGTCGCCATCGGCGGTCATGATGCCGACCATCAGCGCGCGGAGATTGATCGAGGGCAGGCCGGCCATCGACGGGTCGACCTCGACCCAGTAGAGCGGCACCTTGATGTTGGCAGGGATGTTGGCAAAGCTGATCGGCATGAACGCCTCCTCTCAAATGAAAAGCGCCGCTGGTTAGGCGGCGCTGCTGGGTTCGGATCGTTGGCTGTATCGTCGTGGCGGTGGCTTCTCTTCGCTCTTCGCTCCGCTCCCCTCGAGCGTGACGGAGCCATCGGCGATCCGTCGCTTGGTGAAGCGATCGTTCGGCCATTCGCTCGAGCCCTCGGGCCGGAAGCCCATGCCGTTCGGATGCTTCAAAACCTTGCGCAGCTCATCACTGGCCGGCAGCACCCGCACGCCCTTCGGTTGGAACGACCGCACCTTGGCGAGGCGCTCATTCTGACGCTGCTTGCGCAGCGAAATGTTTTTCTCAGTCATCTGCTTTCTCCGTTTCCTTTTCAGGTGCAGGGGCGAAGACGTACTTGGCATGCAGCTGTTGACGCTGCGCCATCTCTTCGGGGGTATCGCCGATCTTGATCCCGGTGCTGACGTCGATCTCGTCGAGCGTGTCGGTGATCTCCGGCCACCAGTCGGTGCGATAGAAACACGAGACGTCGTACTGCAGCTCGGCGACCGGGGTTTCGTTGTTGAACTGCGCGGTGCCGAACACATGGCGGCGGGTGCCGCGGGTGATACTCTCGATCCGCGTGTTGTCCGGGTTCGAAATGCCGGTATGTGGATTGTAGGTGTCCAGCACGTTCATGATGTACTGGTCACGCCACAGTCGCTGCATGATGTGCCAGAACGCGGCGTCGATGGTCTGCTCCGCGACCACCGGATCGTTGTGGGCGATGATCACCGAGAAGCCGATCCGCAATGTATGTGAGAACCGAATGCAGCCGGCGTTGGGATCACCGTCGGGCAACATGGTCTCGTCGATGATGTAGACGCCGAGATAAGGGATCAGCTCGCTCTGCACCTGCAGCATCTTGTTCTTGCGCTTGTGGTAGTTGGCGAAGAACAGATCGGCAGCCAGCACGTCGTAGAAAATGTCGCGGATCACCAGGGAATAGCTCTGGGTGTCGGTGATGCCCATCAGCCGGTCCTGGTGTCGATCTTCTTCAATTCGAGCACGGTCTGGCCACCGCCGTCGCTGGTGGTGTCGGTGACCTGGTACTCGCCTTTCGGCACGCCATTGCAGTCCGCCGGAATGATGACGTGATCGTTCTGCTGCGGCAGCACGCTGAACTCGCTCTCGCGGATGTCGAGAATGGTGCGCTGATCGGAATAGATGTGATGGTCCATCCCCATCACATCGGCGCTGTAGGTGTTGAGGATGCCGCGCCCTTGATAGCTGCCGGCCATCGGCTGCGAGGCGAACGGCACGAACGTCACCGGCACCGCCCAGACGTCGAAGATCGACGCCTGCAGCAGCACGTCGAGGTTCACGGCCATTGCATTGCCTCTTGCGTCAAGGTGAGCATGCGCTGGTCAAGCTGATCCTTCAGCACCTCGCGCAGGATCGGCCGGTTCGAAGCCGGCTGCCGGCCAGGACCGGCGCCCTTGGGCCGATAGGTTTTCGGCCCACGCGCAGTGTTCGGCTGCTTGCCGGACTGCTGTGGTCGCTCGAACCGCGCGCGCGGCCAGATCAGGGTGATCGCCGCGGTCTGGTTGCCGGGCGCGGCGACCGTCATGTTCGGATATTTGCGGCGCATGTCTTCGCGCTGCCAGGTGGTCAGCTCTTGCGGCACGGCCTGATGCAGATTGCTGACCTGTTTGGCGAGCGTGTCGAACTTGGTCACCAGATTGATGACGTCGTCGAGTACGACGCTAAACATAGATCCGCATGTACTTGTAGAGCAGCGCGTTGACGGTATCGCCGGCCATGCCGATCGGGCCGCTGCCGCCCATCTTCGCCATCGCGGCGTTGACATCGAAGAATTGCACGCGGCTTTCCCGGTGCGAGATCGAGCGGATGCCGCTGGTGAGCTGTTGCGCGGCTTGCATGCGCGCCGCGCCGACCATGATCGCCAAGGCCTGCTTCAAGGCCGGCGGCGTCTCCTCGGGCAAATCGTAGCCGCCGGAATAGGTGATGCGGAGTGGCTCCGACCAGGAGCTGAAGAGTTGCAATTTGCCAGTGCGGTTCTCGATCTCATAGCTCACCGGATCGATCACGGTGCCATTCGCGCTCACCAATTCGACGTCGGCATCGGCGACCGGATAATGGGTGAGAAAGATCCGACCATTTTGCGTGTCGTAAGGCGGCAGATCGCCGCGCCAGGTCTCCTCGACCTTCTCCTTGGCAAACACCCGATTGCACATCGTCGCGATCACGTCGGAATACTGCGTGATCCACGTCTCGAGTTGGGGATCGTCGGTCGTCGCCGAGGGCGAGATTCCGAGCATGATCTTCATCTCGTCGAGCGTCACCAGATCATAGCTGTCGGCCGGCGCCAGCACCTTGATCGTGATGTCAGCCATTAGCGTGTCTCGATGTGGAATTGCTCGAACAGGCGGCGCAACCGCAGCGGCTCGATCTCGCCGTCCGACGTGACCAGCGTGACCGAATAGTCCTCGGGGTCGACCTTCCAGCCCACCACCGTCAGACCAGGCAGGCCGCGCTCGCCGCGCTGCCCTGGTGCGCCCTGCTCGCCCTTCGGTCCCGGCTTGCCAGGCTTGCCGGCGGAGGCGATCAGCTGCCAACCGTCGCCGGGGCATGGTCCGGGATTGTCTTTGCGGGCGATGAAGCTGGAGCCGTTCAACGCGACGATGTTAAACGCGCAATAGATCCCGCCATCGCGGTAAGTGCCGACGATGGTCGGCATCACGGCATCGCGGCCATCCTGGCCGGCGGCGGCCAGGCAGATCCAATCCTTGTGCGGCGGCTTCTGCGCGGTGTCTTTCTTGGCTTGCCAGGTGGCGCCATCGCAGAAAACGACGTCGCCCGCATAGGAGACGTCGTCGTCGGTCCAGGCGCGGACCATCGGCAATGCACCGGTCTCGCCCCTGTCCCCCTTCTCGCCGCGCTCGCCTGGGGCGCCGTCGCGCCCGTCGTCACCGCGCTCGCCTTGGGGACCGGGTTCGCCGCGCGGACCTATCGGCCCCGGCGCGCCCGCCGCACCAGGTTCACCCTTTTCGCCGCGCGCGCCTTGGGGGCCCGGCTCGCCGCGCGGACCTATCGGCCCCGGCTGGCCCGCCGTACCGGGTTCGCCCTTTTCGCCGCGCTCGCCCTTTTCACCGGGGACACCTTGAGCGCCGCGAGCGCCTTGCTCGCCCGGCTCGCCGCGCGGACCTATCGGCCCCGGCTGGCCCGCCGTACCGGGTTCGCCCTTTTCACCGCGCTCGCCCTTTTCACCGGGGACACCTTGAGCGCCGCGAGCGCCTTGCTCGCCCGGCTCGCCTTGTGGCCCTTGCGCGCCGCTTTCGCCTTGTTCGCCTTTTTCGCCATGTTCGCCTCGCTCTCCTTGTTCGCCCCGTTCGCCCCGTTCTCCGCGTTCACCTTGCGGGCCCTGCTCGCCGCGCTCGCCGCGCTCGCCGGCTTCGCCTGGCGCTCCTGGCTCGCCCTGTGGTCCAGCCGCCCCCGGCTCGCCGCGCGGCCCTGCCGGGCCCGGCTTTCCCTCCGGCCCGGGCTCACCGACCGGCCCCGGCAAACCCGGCTCACCGGACTCTCCACTGGCGCCTGGCGGGCCTGCCGGTCCAGGCAAACCCTGCTCTCCGGGAATTCCCGCGGGCCCGGGATCGCCTTTCTCACCGACAGGACCGATCGGCCCGCGCTCGCCAGGGGCGCCGTCCTTCAGCTCGGCCAGCCGTGTCCTGACCAGTTCGGCCATCTCGGTGCGGAAGGCGGTGAACTCGGCGCGCAGCTCCGCAATGACAGTCTCAGCTTTCGAGATCGCGGTCTGTGCCTGGGCTTCGATCAGCGCGCGCTCGCGCTGCCATTGCCGCCGCTCGATATCAAGCGCATCGCCGAGCGCCTCGCGCCATGCATCAAGAAGACATTCGGCGGCCGGCGCGGTCGGCGACTCTAAATAGGTTTCGGACTTCCCGTTGGATTGCATCGCGATTGCCCTTCTCGGGAGGCGGCGGCGGCACCGGTTCAGCCGATGGCGGCGCGTTCGGCGACGGCGCCGCGGGGATCGCAGCCGCCGCCGACAGCGGCACGACTTGCTGCTGGACGCGGGGTTCATCGCCGAACGGAACGGCATCGAGGCCCTCGCTCTGACGGGCCTCGTTGGGTGCATAGATGCCGCCTTGTACGCCGCGCGCGAGCGCCTCGATCCGATCCTTCAGCGCCGACCGAAGCAGCGCCGCGGTATCGAATTCGATGTATTCGTCCGGCTGGCCCTTCAGCGCGAACAGCACGCCGAAGGCCTCTTCAATGTGGTTGAGCGCAAAGCCGAGACCGGAGGCGATCCAGCTCTGCATCAAAAGCTCGGTCGATGAATAGGTGGTGCCGCCGATGCCGAGGATCTGCAGCGGGATCCGGAACGCCAGCGCGATGTGCTCATTCGACAGCTTGAGGATCTCGGCGGTCGCAGCGTCCTTGCCGCCGACCGACCACGGCTGCACCTTCAGACCTGCGGTCAGGATTGGCGTGCCGCCCTGATGCAGCTGACGCGCCTGGTCGTTCCAGCGGTCGCGCAGCGCCTGCACCTGGTCCTTGTCGAGCTTCAGATCGGTCGACAGCACCGCGCTGGGCCGCGCTTCGTTCAGGTAAAACGCCATCTGTTGTTTGGCGATGGCGGCGCCGACACCGATGTCATCATAGGCGGCAACGACCGGCGACTCGCCGACCAACGGCACCGGAAACCGATGGTGGACGGTGTGCAGCCGGATGTGCAGCACGTCGCGCGCCGGCACCAGCAGCGCGGTCTCGCCGAGCTTCTGGTTGATCACGTCGTTGCCGTAGAGCTGATAAAAGATCTCGCCATTGTCCGCCAATCGCGGGTGCGACAGCGTCGAATTCATCAGATGCAGCTCGTCGATCTCGTAACGGTCGTTGCGCAATCCGAGCGCATAGGTATTGCCGTCGAGATACAGCGAGCGGGTCGCGTTCAGCAGGAAGTCGGAAATCGACTGGTATTCGTTGGGATGGCGCAAGAGGCGGGCGAGCGCCGAATTCTTCACCCGCTCCCGTCCGCCCTTGCTATTCAGCCGCCAGTGATCGCCGGGGCACATCGCCACCGTTTGCGAATAGGCCGAGACGCAGGCCTCCACCATCGCCGACTGGGTCGACGGGCCGACGACATTGTAGCCGTTCTGCCACCAGTTGATGCTGTCGCCGACGCCGGCAGGCAACCACCCGCCGGTCACCGGCAAATACCAGGGTCCGCGGCGATACTCGCCCTCGGCCTTGCCAATCAGGCGACCAGCTGCCCGTGACAGCCAACCACGCACCGTCATTCGTGGCTTGGCGACGAGGCCCTGGTGCTGTAGGGGCTGCGCTGCGCCGATCTGTCCGCCTCCACCTGACGCTTCTGATGGTCCACGGGTTTGCGCGCCGCACCAGGCTGATGTGGATCAGGGCCGCTTCCATCGTCCTCGTGCTCGCCGACGTAGACCCCGAGCCGCGCCAGGTCATTCTCCTCCTGGGTCGGAGTCGGCTTGGCTTTGGCCATGCGCTCACTCTCCTTGTCGCGGGCCTCGCGCGCTTCGGCGAGTTTCTTCTTGGCCGCTTCCCTCTGCTCGTTGGCTTGATCGGTCATCGTTTGGTCTCCTCCGGTTGCACGGCCGTAAACGTGAATTGCTGAGTGGTGCTGTCGCCCTTCAAGCCACGCACCAGCACATCGTAAGTGGCGGCAACATCGCCAGTGACCGAGCACGTCGCTTCGCTCGAGGACACGACCGTCGTCGCACACTCACTACCGTTGAAGACGATCTTGCAGTCCGGCCCGAAATTGGCGCCGGTTGCCGTCAGCGTCAGTGTTGCCGGCGCCACGGCTGTGGTTGGGGTGAAGCTTGCCAACGTCGGCGGTGGAAGCTCAGGCGGACTCGGCTCGGTCGGATCCGGAGAGCTGGGGTCGATCGGGCTGCCGTCATAAGTTTTTTCCAAAGGGATACGGATCACGACAGCCATGTCGTTTTCGAGCTGCGTCGGAGTCGGTTGAACGTCCGATGCAGCAAGGGCAGCTTCCAGCATCAGGCGCCGCAGCTCTCGGTCGTCGGCCAATTGCTGCCGCGCCGCTTCTTCAATGCGATCCATGTTCACACCCCTCAAAACAAAAGGGGCCGCACGTTGCGGCCCCTTGTGTCGTCTACCAGGTCACGCCCTGCACCCAGGCCACAACACCACTCCGGCGCAGCGTCCAGTTGATCGGCAGGATTAGACGAAGTGCGAGCGAGTCCGTCTGCCACATCGACTTGACCGGAGCTGCGACCACCGGAGGCGTACCAGCCGTGCCGATATCGGCCGGCGTGGTGTCCTCCAGGTGCAGCGTGGCCTGGTCCGAGATCTCGAACCGCGGCCCTTCCCCGCCGACCGTGCAGAAGTCCGCCGCATCGACCGCGATCACCGTGCCGAGCGGCACCGTGCCGGAATCGATGATCGGCCACCCCTGCAGGTTGCCGGCCGCGATCTGGGCCTGGAACGGGAAAGCACCCACGCCCGGCGCCGCGGTGAGACCAGCGCTCATCACCTGCTGCGGGTTCATCAGCCAGGCCGGCTTCCGCACATTGCCCATCGTGGCCGTGAGCAACGCGCCAGAGACCTGCTTGATGTCGCCAACCAGCGCAGCGAAGCCGCCGCCAGCGGTCGCCGGCAGAGCCGCCACACCGTTGAGGATGCCCGCCGGCCGGATCGTGGTCGCCGGGTTGGTATCGAGCAGCACGCTGTCGAGCGACACCGCGGTGTCTTCCTGGATGGCGTTGCGCAACAGCCCCTCGATCGCGGGCACTGAGTGCTCGTCGATTTCCCGGGTCCAGGTGGTGATCACCGCCATCTTCTTCGGCGTCAGGGTCGCCGCCGTGAACGCGGCCTGACGCACCGGGATCGGCATGCCTTCACCGACGAACGAGCCGGCAACGGTCGGCGTCCGGCTCCGGGTCGGAATGATGATCCGGCCATTACGACCAAACGTCAGGCCGAGCCCCATCCCTGCAAGCCGCGGATAAATCGCCTTGGCCTGCAGCAGCTCCATGAAGTCGGCGTTGATCTGGCCGACCAGCTCCGCCGCCCAGCCGGTGACCGTGGTCTTGGCCGGCGCGGTGGCGGCCCTGGTCGCCCAGTCAATCACCGCCCTGGTCATCTCGTCTTCGCCATAGATCGCGCGACGAACTTGGTCGAGCGGCTCATGGCGCAGGTGCGAGAACAACTGCACGGTCCCCGCGCGAACCAACAGGTCGAGCGGATCCAGTTTCTTTTTCGGCATGCTGAACGGCCGCTGCTGCGACCGATCGTCGTCGTTGCTGCGCGTCACGTTGTTGTGGATGACGGTGCGGCCACCATCATTGCTGGCCAGGGCCAGATTCCGCTCGGACATCCGCAGCTGTTCGAGGCTACGCTCTTCCTGGGTGATCCTGGCGTTGAGATCCCTGGCGGTCTCGAGCTGCTCGTCACTGACGTTTTCATCGTCGACGTTGGCGAAATGTTCGGTCAGCTTGTCGCGGAGATCGACCAGGCGACTCTCCGCAGCGGTAATGCGTTGAGAAAACTGTTGAGCAAGCGACATCGTCGTGCCCTTTCCATCACTCCCGTATGATCGATTGGCTTGCCCGCCGTTGAGCCCGCGCCGCTTGATGCCGTCCCCTTTGCCTTGCCCGGCGAAGACGAGATCGATGGTTGCGGGAGAAATCTTCAGTGACTTGGCCACCGCCAATGCGTTGGGGTTGGCCGGCACGGCGACCAGCGAGGTCTCCACCAGTTCACTCTTGGTGAAGATGCTGCCGCCGAATCCGTGTTCGTCCTTTTCGTTGCGCGACCGGCGCTGTATCGGCCGGAAGCCGACGCTGACCGCGCGCAAAATGCCGGCCTCGACCAGGCGCCTGATCTCGTCGATCCTGGGCGAAGTGCCTGCCGGCGCCAGCTCGAGGTGACCGCGAAGCGCCCTGCCCTCGACGCGCAGGTTCTTCCATTTGCCGATCGGGAAATCGCTCTTGTGGTTGAACAGCGCGATCGGATTTTTCTTGAAATGTTCGAGATCCCAGCCGTCCGACATAATGATGTCGTCCATGCGATCCGGCGTTTCGTCCGACAGCACGAAGTCCATGCCGTTGACGGTCTCGGCGTGGGTCTTGTGCACGACGCCTTTCGCCGCGCGTTCATCCCACATCAGCTGGCATTGGTCTTGATCGCCAATTTCCTCGAGACAATCGGACATGAACTCACTCCGATCGTCGTAGTCCTCGGGGTCGATCTGCTTGGCCGTCTTGTTCTCGCGCCAAATGTTGGCCTGCTCCTGCGGTCGCTTGTCGGCGCCCTCGCCGATCATCTCGGGGACGCAGCGCGACATAAATGCACTCTGGCTTTCGCCGTTGTGCGGTGGTGAAATCGGCATAGCTCCGCCTCCCGCCGGAGCCAGAGACTCCGGACGTCAGAAATTCCGCTAAGGTTTCAGACAGTCAGCGCGCGAGAAATTTTCGCTTGAGGTCTCGGAAGCGCTTGGCGCGCTTTGCCTTCTTGCCCCTGGCTTGCTGCTCAGCAATCCAGCGCTCGCGATGCTTGTCGCGGATCGCGTCGAACTTTTCCGGATAGCGTTCCTTGGGGTCGAGCCAGTGCGGCAGATGCTGCTGCAGCTCCATCAGCACAATGTCGATCTTGTAGGGCTCGGGCTTGTTGGCCATCGCTATGCCGCCAACGGTACCTTATGAAATTCTGGGGCCGTGTCTTTCCAGGCATCCCAGCCCTTCCAGGCGGTGCCGGCGACCACCACCTCGCGCTCGCTATGGACGTTGATGCCGTAGGCCGGCACCGACAGCGCTGCGGTGCGCGGCACTTCCAATCGCAACACGATCCGGTTGTCGCTATTGCCCCAACCGTTAGAGACACCGGCATTGAGCGACGTCGAGGCGGCACCGTTGCGCACCACCTCCAAAGTCGGCATCAAAGTGTGGCCCTCGATCTGGCGGCCGGCCGGCAGATGCTTGAACCGTTTCGCAATCACATCGGGCGGCAACCGAATGCCACGATAGAGCTGCAGGGTTTTGATGCCGCCCTTGTCGAGCAGATATTGCGTCACTTCCCATTTCGCGCGCACGTAGGCCTTAACGCCGTTGTAGCCGCCGATGTTCGCATAATACTGATCGGCGTAGCGTTTCATCTCATCGCGGTTGATCTCGGTCGCGGTCTTGGCATTGAGCCGGCCCTCCAGCTCATCGGCGGTCGCGACCTGCAGCAGCATGCCGTTTTTGGAGGTGGAGCTGCTCTTCCAGGCGCCCCACAATTGACTGTCGATATTGGCCAGCGCTTGCCGGCTCGGCACCGGCAACTTGCGATCTTCCAGCACCTGCACGGCACGTTCGGCGGAGAGATAGCGCGCTAAAGCCTGGGTGCGCTGATACTGCTCGGCGCTGGCGTTCTGCTGCAACGGATCGAATTTGCTCGGCAGCGCTTCGACCACCAGCTCCTGCGGCGCGTCCGCTGTCTCGGCGGCTTCCTGGTATTTTTCGAGGATGTTGGTGTTGCTCTCGAGCCAGGCGAACTTTTCCGAATCTTGCATCGAATTCCAGGACTCCTCGAGGAATTCATTGGCGCTGTCGCCGAGGTAATCCGGCGGATCCATCTTGCCGGCGAGATCGTCGCCCTGCTTGTTGAACTCCGCCGCGAGCGCCTTCTCGATCTCGTCGCGCATCTTCGGCGTCAGATAATCTTCCGGCTTCAGCGGCTCGACGCCAGGCAATGTCTGCTGTGCCGGATCGTAGCCGGCCGGCGCCGTCAGCTTGTCGTCATCCCAGGAAAATTCCGGATCGTTGGTCGAGCCGCCGCCATAGGCTTCGTAGTCAATCGTCAGCGCATCCATCATCTGCTGATCGGTGAACGGAAAGTCCGGCAGCCCATCGGCCTTGCGGTCGCTGCGCAGATCATCGAGCGTTTCGCTCACCCAGTCAGTCGTGGTGCCGTCGTTGTAATTTTCCGCGACCAAGACCCGGGCATCGTCGGGCGCATACTCGCTGTACCAATTATCGCTCTCGCTCTGCAGGTAGTCGTCGTAGTTCTTGCTCTTGTATTCCTGCGCGGCCTCTTCCTGGTCATCGCCCGAGAGCGAATCCCATTCTTCCGGGACGTAGGGCGGATCTTCCTCGTCTTCATCCGCGTCGGTTACGGTGGATTCGCCAACCGCCCCTGCCGCCAATTCCTCAAGCTCGGGGCGCGCCGCCTGATACTCGCGCTCCAGCTCCTTGGCAATTTCCTGATTCCATTTATCGCCGCCGACGTTGACGACTTCGGCGTCGACCGGGACCGCGGCGGCGGCTTCACCGCTGCTGCTACCGCCACCGCTTGAGGTGAACTGACCGCCGGTCGAAGTGCCGGCGGGATCGCGCGGGTGCTGGCTTTCGTCCCACTTCTGCCGCAGCTGCCTCCAGCGGCGGGCGCGCTCCGCCTGCGCTACTTCTTCAGCTGCAGCTCGCCGTCGCGCGTCTCGAACAGCGACCAGTCCTGCAATTCTTTCGGCAATTCCATTTCCAGCTCCGCCGTCCACTCGGGCAGCGGCTCGCCCCAATTCAGATTGATGTAATTCTCGCGGGTCACCGGGACGCCGGCTTCCTTCAATAGCTTGATGATGTCGTTCTGGGTCGTGTCGTTCATGCTTCCTCAATCCAGCCAGCTCGGCGATCGTCGCTTGCGTCGCCTCGAGCGTCACCTTCGGATCGTCGTGATAGGCGCGCCAGGCGTCCTCGACGGCGGCAATCTGCTTTTTGCTAAGGTTGCCGAAGGCCTCGCGTTTTACCACCCACACCGCCGATTGCAATTGACGCGGCTGAATCCCCAGCTCTTTGGCGGCCTCGCGGTAGGCCTCCGCATAAACCGGATAAAGCCCGCTTAAGCCGGTCTTGACCGATGAGCCGGCGGCTTCCCAGCCCTCCGGCTTGTCGGCCTTGTCGGGCGCCAGGCCGAAATTGTGCAGCACCGGCACTGTCTTGTTGCTGAGCGAACGCAGCAGCGCGGCGCCAACCGCATGGGTGTCGATGGTGACGTCACCATTGGCGGAATGCGGATCAAGAATGTTGTTGTAGAACGACCGCACCTTGTGCGCGGTCCCCATCGCCGCCGAGATCGTCGCGGTATCGCCATTGGCCTCCAGCGCCTTCACCGCGTTAGTGATCGAGGCCAGGGACTGCCAGACCACCTTGGCGTTGCTGCCGTCCTTGTTGCGTACGATGGCGCCGAGCGCGCCGTTCGGCAGCACGGTGCGGTAGTCGGTCGAGTTGTGGGTCTCGTCGTAGGTCCGGATCCAGAGCGCCTTCTCGGCCGGGCTCGTCAGTTCGCCGAGGGTCTTGCCGCGCACCAGGTCGACCACGGCCTGGTTCTTGTCCGACCACAGCGTCTTCGCCTGTTCCTCCATCGCGTCGTCCCAGCGGTGGCCCTGCTGGGTCTTGTAGGTCTTCATCAGCATGTCCGCGATGTGGACGTTCTGATCCCAGTCCTTGGTCGGCGACAGCGCGGCATAGACCCCGGCAACGCTGGCGTCGTTGAAGCCCCAGAGCTTGGCGCGGTCGTCGACCAGGGCGCGGGCGCCGTCGTACCAGACCTGGGTCGACTTATCGGCGAAGCTGTACAGGAATTTCAGATTGTCCTTCATGTGCTCGACCGCGGCGCGGGTTGCGGCATCGGTCGAACCGGCCATCTCTTTGGCGCGGAAGTTCGGATAGAAGTCGGCGTTGCCGAGCAGCGCGATGTCGTGGGCGTAGCGCTTCGGGTCGAGCTTCATCGACGCGACGTCGGGTTGGCCGTAGGCCAGCTTGGCGCCCTTCGCCGTCGGTTGCCGGGAGCCGATCGTGTTGGGATGCTCGCCCTTGCTGCCCGGCAATGGTTCAACGCCGTTGGCGAGCGCCTTGGCACTGGCCGCGGTGACGTTGCTCTGGGTCTTGGCCTCGACCTTGGCGGTGTCGATCACGGGCGCCGCACCGCCGCCATCGCTGCCGCCGGCATCGACCCAGCGGCCGTGCTCGTCGCGCGGCTGGCTCGGATCGAAGTCGCGCGTATAAAGCCGGCCGAGCAGGCGAAGCGAATGCGCGCTGGTCTGCATCCACCGTTCACGCCGCAACGCCGCACGTTGCCGCTCAATGGTCGACATCGCTGCGTTGCTCCAGCCGCTCTAGCCGCGCCTCGATCTCGTCGAAACGGCGCAGGATGACCTCGAGCCGGCGCGTCAGCTCGGCCGCACCGGTCGCGCTAAAATGGACTTCATGCCAGTGGCCGGCGCCATCGCAGGCATACCAACCGACTGCCGCGGTGGAGATCTCGCGGTCGGTGCAGCTCAGTAGCTGCAGCTGAGCCGAATGCTTCAGCGTGATGCCGGGCTCGAAGAGGACCCGCTTGATGATATGCGGCCCGTCGCCGAAGGACTCGATGGTGCCTTTGCCGGTGATGAGGACGACGTTGCTATCGACGCTGTCGTCGTGCGGCGCAATGGCGACCGTCGCGGCGCACGGAAGCGTGACAGCTGGAGCCTCACCATGCGCGCAACGCCATTGCAAAATCGGCAAGTCACGCTCCGGCGACCTCGATCGCCACCGCGAACTCGCGCAGGTCGGCTTGCGGCACCGGATGATCCGGCGTGCCGGATCTGATCTTCAGGAACGCCACCGCCTTCAGGTAGTCGACGAGCGGCGCGACCACGAGCGCGGAGCCGGCGACGATCGGCACCTGCACATAATCGCCGTCGAAATCGACGAGGTCGTTGAACAGCGCACCATCGGTCGAAATTTGGAACGAGATGTTGGCCGGCGTCCATACGCCAGGCATCGTCAGGCGGATGATGCTGCCGGCAGTGCAGTCGTGCGCGTCCGACAAGGATTCGCCCGGTTGAATGAACGGGCCGTTCAGAACCTGCAGTGCCATGTCACCCTCTCCTGTTCGCGGGATGTTTTGGATCGATCGGCCAGCCGTCTTCGTCGATGTCGCTCGAATAGCCGCGCAACTCGATGCGCCGCTTATGGATGTCGTGGCAGTCGAAACAGAGCGACTGCAGCGCGCCGAGCCGAAACTTATTCCAGTCGCCGTTGTGCGGCTCGACATGGTCGGCAACCCGGGCCGGCGTGACCACGCCACGCGCCAGGCACATCTTGCACAGCGGTTCGTGGGTGAGCTGCAGCCGACGCAGACGCTGCCAGACCGCGGTGTCATAGAAGTGCTGCCACTGGGTGCGGGTCGAGCTTTCGTCCATCTATGGCTCGGTCCACCAAAACCAGAACCAGTACAGCAGGATCAGGCCCCACGCCGTGCCGAAGTACCACAGCGCGCCGGTCGGGCTGCCGAGCCAGTGGCGCCATCGGCTCATCTGAGATCAGGCCCGCGCGGGACCCGCAACCGAGGGCGGCGACGCCGCTGTTGCACTTCGGCACCGTTGACCGTCACCAGCACCGGGAGATTGGTCGGTGCCGTGATGTCGACGATCACAGCCTCGCTGGGCTCCGGCTCCGGCGGCTTCGGCGGCGCGAACCCGGCCGGGCTGATCCACCGCACCAGCTCATCGTTGTCGCCATCGAAGCGGTTGAGATCGACATTGGTATCGTCGATGCCGTCGACCTCGCCGCTCTCTGAGTACTGCCACAAGGTCCAATGCGGATAGGTGCCGCTCGGCCAGCTCGGCGTGCCGTCGGTATATTGCGCAAGCCAAAGGTCGGTGTTCTCGGCGAGATAGTCGTTGCAGTCGGTGCCAAGCTGCTCTTTCAGGAGATGACCGCTGTAAACCGTGACCTGCAGCTCGCGCGGATCGGCCTTCAGAACCTCCACCGCTTCCAAAAGCTCCTGAAGTCGAAGGCCATCTTCCTCATAGTCAATGACCATTCTCTCGCCGCCAACCGGATCAACCACCGACAGATAGAATTCCATCTGTTTGGCAGCATTGCCTGGCTTGATCCAATGGTAGGTACAGCACGCGATGCCGGCGGCGGTGGCGTTGACATAATTGGTGGCGCGGTTGGGGTCGATGTAGCTCGTGCCCTCGGTCGCTTTCATGATGCAGGCGACGACGCCCTGCGCCGCAACATCCTCAAAATCCGGAAAGCCCTGCCAGTGCGAGATATCGATGCAGGAAGGATGGTCACTCATGCCATACGAACTCCCCATGAATTCATCATCCGCAAATCAACAACGCCTCTTCCTGGGCCAGGTCGTAATCATGGCCGAGTGCAAGTAGCTGGTGGAGCCGGCGGCGGTAGCAGGACTTGCGGCTTTGCGGCTGCACAACGGGTGGCCTGATGGTCGCCGCCCGGAAGCCGGAGCCGCCATGGAAGCCCCTGCTCTGTGGACTCGCCGGAGCGGCGACAGAGGTCAGCAGCAGCATGAGACCGGCAATCATGACCAAAAGCATTCGGCCCGGATGATCGCTCATTGGGATTTCTCCGCGTCCTCGATCAATTGACGCACCTGGTCACAGGTCTCGACCACGCTGACGAACTTGCCGTCGCTGGTTGAGATCATGCAGCGCGCGTCGCCGGTCAGATATTTGTTTTGACCGCTAGGCAACGCCGCCCGCATCGTCGTGATTTGCTCCGGATTGAGCGCGATCTCGTGACCGTCCGGACCATGCAACAGCACCAGGCGAAGCACGATCAGAGCGGCGATCATCGGTGGGCGACTCAGCGCCGAGTCGTGCCGTCCGTGCCGATCGGCGGGATCGGACGCGTCGGCGGCTTCGGCGGACGCTTGATGTAGATCGCGACCGTGCATTGCTGCTTCGGATCATCGCAAACATAGTTGCAGAGCGTGGAGCCGCAGGCGGTGCTGCACTTGGTCTTGCCCTCGCATTGCTTTTTCACATCGGCCTGCGTGGTGTTGAGCACCGTGCCGGCGGAGGCTTCGGTGGCCAGGAAGCCAAAAACGGCAAAAGCCACAGCAAAGACCATGGTTCGCATTCTGCCTCTCCTCTTCATCGCATATACTCGCGTCGGAGCTTGTGGGTGATCATGTCGGTGACGTCGACCCAGCCGATGTCGTCGCGCAAACGGGAAGCCGCTATCGCGGCCTGCAGCGCGCGGTCGTCGGTGAACATCGTCTGGATCGCGCAGTCGCCGCGATGCTTGCCGTTCTCCGGCTCCTCGACACCGTAGAAGGTTTGCAGCTTCCACCAGCTCATGACCTGATCCGCATATACATCTCGCAAGCCGCAACAGCGAAGTCGTCGGCATTGAGCTGCAGCTTGTCCTGCGCCAGATGCACCGCGGCCTCGAGCAGCGCGGCGACCTCGACCGCAGCACGCTTATCCTCCGACAGCGCCACCTCGACAGCGCCGAGCTGACCGAGGATGTGGCTGATCACGTTGCTGCAAGTGGTGGCGTAGGCCTCGGCATCCTGCAGCTCGCGCTCGCTCCAGTCGTCGCGATCGATCATGGCGGCAGCAGCCAGACCATCGCGATCAGCACCACCACACCAATGATCAGCACGACCCAGATCTTGGGTGTGATGTTGTCCAGCGGTCTCATGCCTGCCTCACAACCGGGATCCCGACAGCCTCGGCCTTTTCGATCATGTTGTTGGTGCCGCTGTTGCCGGGAAACGCGATCACCAGCTCGGGCTCGCCATACTTGATCATGTCGGCATTGCGCTTTGGTCCGGCGCTCGGCCCCAGCCTGTGCCAGTCGGCGAGAAATTCCAGCACCTCGATGTCGAAGGCCTTGCCCCACGCTGCCGCGAACGCATCGGCTCCGGTTGCACCGCCATGGATCAGGCAAGTGATCGGTGTCACCCAATGCAGCTGGTCGAGCGTTCGCCAGACATGATCGCGATTGCGGTATTTCCGGCTACCGCACACCAGCACACGCAATCTTCCGGCTCCTACGCAATCAGCGCCTCAATATCGACAGGCTGCTCAGTGACGCGGTCGCGCGAGCGCAGGCCCAGCATCATCGCGAGCGCCACCGCGCCATCGATCCGGAAGCGCGCCTTGTCCTTGTCGAGCTTGCGGTTGCCGGCCGGATCCATCGTCGCCACCGCATTGGCCATGTTCCAGGTCAGGCACGGATTGTGCGGATGGATCAGCTTGCGCTCGATCACCGCCAGCTCGAGCGCGTCGATCGCCGGCCCCATGTCGCGGTAGCCCTGACCCCACGGCACCATGCGCAAGCCGTCCTCATGGCTCTTCGCGGCCTCGGCGCCCTTGTCCTCCCACGCCGCCAACCCGATGCGATCGAACTCGCGCATCAGATCGGCGATGCGCCAGCGATCGTAGGCCAGGCCCTTGACGTTGTAGCGGCCGACCAGCTCGGCGATCGTAAGCGCGATGGCTTCGGGATCGATCGAACGGCCGGATGACGCCAGCAGATGGCCGGCGTCGCGCCATTGTTCATAGCGGTGGGTGCCGGCGCCGAAGTCGCGCAGCGAATGATCGGCAAGATGATCGGCCGGCTTCCAGAAGAACGGCTGGATCCGCACCGGCTCCTCCGCGCTGCCGGCGACCAGCGCGGTCAGGTCGGCGACGCTGGAAAGGTCGAGCGCCAAATAGATATCCTCGCCGTCGACCAGCGCGGCGTCGTCAGCGGTGCCGCCGCACGCCATCCATTCCGCTCTGGAGATCAGGCTCGAGATCGGCGAGATCCGCTGGTTGAGGAAAAGGTTTCTGACCTTGGGCTCTTCGGCCGGAAGTCGCTTGGCCTTGCGGACCGCGGCGACCAAATCCTCGCGGTTGCGGAAGACGCCGAGCGCCGGGTTGGCCTTCAGCCATTGTGTCTCGTCGTCGAGATCGCATTCTTCGTCGGCGGCATGTAAATGGCAGACGATCGAGGGATCGATTTTGCTGATGCCGTCATCGATCAGCTTGCTGAGCACGTGCTCCGGATCATTCGACTGGGTCGAGATCACGATGAACAGCGGCTCCTCGCGGGCGCCAAACGCGGTGTCGAGCACGTCGTAGAGGTCGCGGTTGCGGGCCTGCGCCAGCTCGTCATAGATCACGACGCTCGGCAAATAGCCGTGCTTGGTGCCGACCTCGCTGGAGACCGCGCGATAAACTGAGCCGGTGCGCCGCGCCACCATCGTCTTGGTCGACGGGATGATCTCGATCTGGGCGCGCAGCTCCGGCTCCAGCTCAACGATCTGTTTCGCAAACTTGAACACGATCGCCGCCTGATCACGATCATTGGCCGCTGAATAGATCTCGCCGTTGACGATCGCCTCGGGGCCGACCAGGTGCGCCAGCACGATCGCCGCGATCAACGCGGTCTTGCCGTTCTTGCGCGCGATCGACAGGATCGCCCGCCGCACTGCACGATTGGCGCCGATGTGCGGCTCGTAGATGTCGCGGATGAACTGCTTCTGAAACGGCTCGAGCCGGAACGGCTTGCCGCTTCCGATGCCGCTCGGCACCGTGAGTTTTTCGATGAAGCGGATGACGCGATCGGGGCGCGTCGTGATCCGCTGCAGCGCGCTCATATTCAGTTCGCGAGCAGTTCGCCGAATTTACTTTCCGGCTCGGCGGAAGCGCCACCGGAGATCCGGGTCCGGGATGCCGGCGTGAAGCCAAATTCCTGGGCGTAGCGCAGCAGGTCGTGGGCGGCGTCGCGGGCGATCTTGACCAGGGCGTTGGCCGCGATGCCGCGCTCGGTCCTGGTGAGCAGGCCGAAATGGTGCGGGTCATCGGCCTTGATCGCGGTCATGGCGTCCTGGGCCTCGCACCAGGTGCCGTAAGCGTCGCAGTACAGCATCAGTGGCGCGATGTCGGCGACCGTCAGCAGGCCGAGCCGGTGCAGCTCCGGCGCCAGGCGGAGCCATTCGTCGCGGGCCTCATCCTTGAGGCGGCTGGGCGGCGGCGGCACCTTGTCGTAACCCCGCGGCTTCGGCTCACCTCTCGGGATGGCCTCGTGGCCGGGATTCCCGCGCAGCATGCGCAGCTGCGTCGGGGTTTTGGGCGGTCCGGGCATGGGAACTCCTGCATTTTCGGATAATCAGAACGGAACTCCGGCCCTTCTCACCAACGGTATCCCGCTGACGCAAAAGAGAAATTCCTCTAGCTCTGCGAGTGGTGCGCTATTACCGTTCGCGGGGGGGGGGGGGGGCGACGGGCAACTCACTTAGGAGGGACGGCTGCTGCTAAGTGGATTTGGACGATTTTGCGTTTGTAGCTATTTTTGTCGTGATCTCGATATCTTAGATCTGTAGAAGATTTATCCCGGAACCCAGAATTTCCATTTTCCGGCCGCAGATTTTGGAGCGCCGCCGCGCTGGGAACTTAAGGAACTTCGGATTTTCCGAACCTCCCCCCTCCCCTTGGAAGAATATTCCTCAATAATTTCAGTTGTTTAATTCCATTATCCATGCAAACGCATGGGCATTGCACGCCAAGCACGTGTTCTCGTTGTATTCCCTCACGTGAACAACTGTTCTCATAGGGAACCTGACCTGTCCCACGTAGCATGGCCTTCTACGCATGCAACCCATTGATACAACGAGGTTATTGGTTACCGGTCAGGCTCAACAGCCCTTGCAGATTGAAGGCGGTGCAGGCGGATAAGGCGGCAGATCCTCGACGCGGCTACCGGATTGGGTGGGGAAAGCCAAGCGTGCCTGTCCCTCCCAACAGGCAGGACAGCAGCCCAAACACCAGGATCACCACCGCTATGGCCACGATGGCCCACAGCACGATGATCAGGATCCGCCCGATGATCGGCATGCCGGTCAGGCTGTCGAGGAAGGGAATCAAAAGCTTGATGATGGCGACCACCGCGCCAACCACGATCAGCCAAACAATCAGTTGCTCGAGCCATCCGAGGGTAAAGCACATGGCGCAGTTCCTTCTGCAGCTGACCTTGATAAACCGGGCAAAATGCCCTACTTATAGAAAGCGGGCAAAATGCCCGCTTACATAGGAAGGCGAGCTTTTCGACATTGCGCAGCTCGTCACCTGCGCAGCACGAAGCGCTCCGCTTCATTCAAGGGCTAAGCCCGGAAAGGAATTCCATGACGAGCATTACCCATGCTGATCTGGCGCAGTTCACTGGCAGTGAGCAGTGGTTTCGCCACAGCCTGATGCGCAACATCACTTACACCGAAGGCGTGCAGTATCTCGCCGAGAAGGCCGGCGCATACTGGCTGGTCGACAAGGTCGCGACGCTGCAGCTCGAGCCGGTCGTTCGCACCGAAGAATTTCAGGTCTGGAAACTGAAGGTCGCGGACAATCGAGCCACGCTGGTGTGCGAAGACGGCAACGACAACGTCGTCTATCGCGAGGAAATCGCATTCACCGACTTTCCGCTCGACCACATCGACCTCTGGTTCACCGAGTGAATACTAACGATGTCGGAAATCGAATTGATCATGCAACGGCTCGCCAACCTGGAACGCATGCAAAAGCTGATCGAAGCCTTTTTAGCGCAACTGCATCAGAAACCGGCGAACGCCAAACTGCACTAGCCGGGATGTTTCGACACTGCGGCGCATGTCGCCGCAGCACGAAGCAACTCCGCTTCATTCAAAAGGGCTAAGCCCGGAAAGATTGGATTAGATGACCAACAAAATCGACAAGATCAAAGAGCTGGCCGAAATGCGCGACCAGGGGCTGATCAGCCAAGACGAATTCGAGAAGCTGCGCGCCGAAGTGATCGCAATGCCGGCGATGGGCAGCACCGGCCGGCCCTTCAGCGTGCCGTCCCAGCCGCAAGCCTACGAGACTGCCTTTCGCAACCCTCAGACCGGTGCGGTCGTCAGGATCAACAAAGGCTCGGCGTTCTGGCTGACGTTCTTCTTCGGCTGTTTCTATCTGGCCTACAAAGAAGCGTGGCTGCACGCCGGCATCACGGCGTTGATATTTATCTTCCTGGTACCGTTCGGCGGCTTCGGCGTTTTGGTCGGCTGGTTCGTCTATGCCTTCTTCGCCTATCGCATCATCGTCGATAGCTATCGGCGCAAGGGCTGGATCGAAGTCAGCCAACCACCCCTGCCCGTCACCTCTTCAGTGCCGCCGCTGCAAGGCTAAGCCGATGTGGAAACTGTTCGCCACCGTGCTCGCGCTCACCGATACCGGCTCGGTCTCGGTGTCGTCGGTCGTGACCGACTTCGCCAATCGCGAAGCCTGCAAGGCCGCGGCGCGCGATCTGTATCCGAGCGTGATCGAGCGCGAACTGCAGGGGCACAAGATCTCGATCCGCGCCGCCGCCGAATGCCGGCCAGACGGACCGCCGTCATCGCCACAAATCGCGGTGCCATCCCCGTTTCCGTTTGGTCCCCGCTAATCGTCGGAAGCTTTTCGACCCTGCGCATTTCCCAGTGCGCAGCACGAAGCGCTCCCCGCTTCATTCAAATGGGCTAAGCCCGGAAGGAAACTAGGAATGAAACATCTTGTTATGGCCGCAGCCGCGGCGCTGCTGACTACCACCGCCGCCCAGGCTGAGAACGTCACGCGGCTCTATACGGGTAATTACTGGCAAACGAGCCACTACGCGCGGAACAGTGAAGGGAGGCCGATGTGCGTCATCTCCGGCCAATGGACGTTCCCCAGCGGCGCAATCGGCACCGCATCGATGAAATGGTCCAACGAAACCGGGCTGTTCATGCACATCAGCAAGTCGAACTGGGCATTCCCGGCCGACATCAGTGTCCCGATGTCGATCTCATTCGACAGGGGCGTGCGCGAGGGCTCTGGCACGACGATAACCTCAACCAGCGGCAGCTCGCTGATCCAGATCAGCATCGCGAGCGAGCAGGCTGTCGGGTTCGTTCAAGACTTCGCCGATGCCGATCAACTTGTGATCTCGTTCAAGGAAGGCAATGAGCCGCCTTGGACAGCGCAGATGATTGGCAGTCGCCATGCAACGAAATGGTTCAAGTTCTGCATCGCCAAGATCGCCAACAGCGGGGGCACCGCCACGTCGCCTGTGCCGCGACAGCCGCAGGCAACGTCGCCCGTACCGCCGACATCGCCCGTGCCGAGCGCACCGGTGAGGCCCGGCAAGAAAGACGACGGGTCGGTGTGATGAGCGCGCCTCCGGATAAATTTCTCACATTGCATCACAAAGGAATAACCTGAAATGAGACTGATCATAGCTACTGTTGCCGCTGTCATCGCGTTGAGTGGCGCGAGCCACGCGCAAAGCGACAGCATCTGGGCAAGCGTGCCGATCCCGGTATTGCCAAAACACACCAAACCACCGGAGCTTCCGATATTCGATCCCAGAAGCACCAGCCTTGCGATCCTTGCAGCGCCGCTGATCGTGAACGGCAGCATATGGCCTGACCCGGAAATCATCAAAATTCCGATGCGGCCACAGATGGTGTGCTCATCCGGCAATATGTCGCGCTGCTACACCATCTCGCCATCGCTACGCTAAGGAGAAGCAAAAATGAGAATGATCAAGTTGATGATCTCTGCTGCCGCGTTGGTTGCGGTCACGTTGACCGCCGCCCAGGCGCGGCAGCGAACCCACTACGACGCGGGCGGCCGGGTGATCGGCCGCTCCGCTACCGATAGCCAAGGCACGACCACGTTCTACGATGCCGGCGGGCGCGTCTCGGCGCGCTCATCGACCAGCGGCAGCACCACGACCACCTACGACCCACGCGGTCGGATCATCGAACGAAGCTATCGCAACAAGCCGAACTGACAACGCAAGGCTGCGAGCTTTTCGACCCTGCGCATCGCTCGGTGCGCAGAACGAAGCGCTCCCGCTTCATTCAAATGGGCCAAGCCCGGAAGGATACCTTGCAATGTCTTGGAAGCCAGAAGTCATCGCCGACAATAGCGGCCAATGGGTCGGCAACGCCTTGCGCTTTGCCACCAAAGAAGAGGCCGAGGCCAATGTGCGCGATCTCGCGATGCGCTGGACCTTGGTGCGGGAATATCGCGCCACCGAAAGCGATGACCCGGTGAACTACCGTTACGTTGATGGTCAATTGCTCAGAATCGTCGTAAGCAACGATCTAGTCGACGGGTGATGTTTCGACCCTGCGCACCCTCCTGGTGCGCAGTACGAAACACCATCGCCAAGAAGCCCTAAGGGATCAACGCCATGATGGCAGCACCGACCATGAATACGAAACGCTATCTCGAGATCCTGACCCGACTGGGTTGGACCGAACGCGGCGCATCCACTTTCTTCGGTGTCAACGAACGCACGGCACGGCGATGGAAGCAAAACAATCACGTGGCGCGGCCGGTGGCCATGGTGCTCGAGCTGATGCTGGCCAAGGACATCGGGCCGGAAGAAGTGCTGAGAACCGCGGGCGTCAAGCCCGCCCAAATCAGGTTCATCCTCGACCGGCTCAGCGATAAGCGCGTCGTCAACGATGACGACGATGGCGATGACGATGGTGACGAATGAAAAAACCGGTCCCTAGGGCAACGCCCAGGAAGCCGATCAAACACACCTCGGGCGGAGCCCGTGCGCGCGTATAGAACCCCCTCCCCAGCTCACGGTTCAAGCAGATTTTTTGAATTGGTGGTGGATAGCCTCGCCGAAGATCTCTTCCCGCAGATCCTGCAGGTCGCCACCGGCCATGATCCGCCTCACCACGGCGTTGCGGAGCCTCACCTTGGCTTCCCCGTACAGCATGGTCCTTCCAGTGCTGGCCAGCCGATAAGCCCTGTAGGCCCGGTTAAACCAGCTCAGCGCGCCGTCGGCATGGGCCAGCGCCAACATCGCATCAACCTGGTCGAGGGCGCTGGACACCCTCATTAGCGCTGCCTGGTGCTCGGTCAGCCGCATGCCCAGGCGCCCTGCCGCCGCCTCAACCGCCCGGCCGGCGATCTCCCTCGACGCTCGCACCAGGCCACCACCCAACGTCGGCAGACCGGCCCGCGCCAATCGCGCCACCAGCCGCGCCGTCCTGGCGTCTCGCACCCAAAACACCTGATCAACCTCAAACCTGCCCAGGAAGCCCTGCGTCCGCGCCAGATCGAGCGAGCTGCCAATCCGGCAACACTGGCCATCGGGCGACACCGCCACATAGATCGCCGCCACACCGAACACCTGCAGATAGTCGCGCGCGGCACCCTGTGGCAGCTCGATCATCAGATAAATTCCTTTTCCTTGAGCCTAGCTCCGTGTCGCGCCAAAACAACTTCCATGTCCGCGATCAGCTCGCCAAGTTTCTTCAGCTTTTCCAGATCTGGGAAAGCGACCAACTCCTTGACGACGACGCGATTGAGTGGCCAGCCTGCCATCGCGGCCTTCGCCTCGATCCGTCTGAAGACGTCCGCCGGCAACCGCAAATGAACGGCATGCGTTTCACCAGGCTTTCTGTGTTTCTTTCGCGGCGGGGCCATATGCAGCAACCTTCCTTTCGATCGCCCTGTGGCAATCTCAAATGAATTCCTTTTCCTTCGCCAGCCATTCCGGCATCGTGAACGTGCCATCATCCTCGTTGTACTCAACCTGGGACTTCGGCACCCATTCGGTTTTCTTACCGTCGAAAATCCGATAGGCCCTCTCGGTCTCGCCCGTCTTATCGCCCGCGATGTCAACCAGCCTTTCCTTGTGCTTGCCCATCAGAATACCCTCACCTTCTCGGCCATCAAACCCTCGGCGATGATCTCGCACCCGCGCGCATGACGCGCGCGCCAGGTGTCAGCGAAGCCGCCGCGCTTGCGCACCACCCACTCGGCATCGCGCTCGATCGAGTAGGCGTGCGAGAGCCACATCACGGATTCGACCAGATGCGGCGCGCCGAACATCAGAAAATGCATCGGCCACCAGATCACCAACTCCATCCGCGAAATCTCCGTCAGGCTCGGCGACACCCGCGTGCGGTTCTGGATTTGCTGTGTACGCTCCAGCTCGCCCTGCCGCTGCTGTTCGACCAGATCATCGAACTCATAGAGGTACGGCGGCCACGCACTCCGCGATCCAAGCCCCTCGCCCGGCAGCAATCGCAACGTCTGCATCGCTTCGACCAACCGCAGACCAACATGCTCGCCAGTCCAAACCGATGGCAGCATCGGTTGTTCGTCAAGCGGATCGAATGGCAGCAGATCTTGAGCGCGTCGTAATAAGGTCGTCATTCAACCTTCCTCCTCCCGATGCACCAACCGGATCTGCACCGTCTCGACATCCTTGCAGCACTCCTCCACGGCTCGCTGGCCAAAACGTTGCTCCAACAATTTCCGATCCAGCCGATGCTGGGTCAGCGGCACGATCCGGGCGTAGTATTCGCTGCCCGACAGATCGGCGTCCTCGAGCAGCAAGCCTTCCTTCAGTTCGGTCTCGCGCTCCTGCAGCGTCTTGATCTCGGCGCGCACGTCGGCGAGCTGGTCGACCGGGTGGCGATTCACGTTCACCATTGCGCGGCCTCCAATTCCGCAACCACCCAATCATAGATTTCCGGGTAATGCTCGGCGAGCACGCCGGTATCATGGTTGCGTGCAAGACGTTGACCATTCCAACCAAGCCAGAAGCTTCGCTTTGGAACTCGACGCGACTTCCTGCCACCTTTGATCAGCCTTAACGATCTCCACTCCCCCTTGTCGGCAAAATCGCGATTAAAGAGCTGAAGGTCGTCCCGCTCTGCAATAAGCTTCATCGTGTTTGGAAACTGCTCGCGTCGATTTATCGAACGACCCATTTTTCTGAAAACCTCCCCTTTCCGGACCTCGTTGCTTCGAATTTGGCCAGTCCGAATGTCCCGACTGCGTACCTTTAGGTAAAGCAGGTCGGAGCCACGTCGGGACTTTCGGACTGGCCAAATGCGAGCCTGCAAAGTCCGAAACAGCAGTCCGAAACGGATCCGAAACGTGCTTTCGGACCATGAACAGCTACAGAACATCGCGGCCCTCATCGGTGATGTTCCAGAGCGCGGCGTTGCCGTCAGCGCTGTCCTCACAAGCCACCAGACCCTTCTCGACCAGATCGTTCAGAACCTCGTACATGCGATTTTTGTCCAGCCCGGTGCGCAGGATCAGGGTGGTTGCCGTCAGCGGCTCAGCGGACGCCTTGAGGGCGCTGAGCACCAGTTTCTGGTTCTTGCCGGTCACCCTCGATTTGGTCTCCTGTGCCGTCTCGGTCTTGGGCTCTTGATCCATGTCCACCTCCTTGTCGCCGTCCTCGCGCAAGGTGAGAATGACCGTCGAATGGTCGACCTCCCCGTTCTCGCCGGTCTGCCAATGCTCGATCACCGCGCGCAGCTTGACAGTGTCGAACTCTTCGAAATCCTTCTGCTTGCCGGCCGGCGCGCGGTTGACGATGTCGATTTTGTTGCCCTTGCGGGCGACCTTGATCACCGTATCGGCGGCGCCGCGCAGCACGTTGGAGCCGCGCTCGCGATTGACCTCGTGCACGCCGGAATGATGCACGATCATCACATGCGCGCCGGTTGCCTCGCGCAGTTTATCGGCGGCGTTGACGTAGGCATTCATGTCGGACTGCTGGTTCTCGTTGCCGGCCCCGAACGTGCGCGCCAGCGTATCGATGATGATCAGGATCGGCAGTTCATCGAGCTTGAGAATGGCCTCGATCAGCGCATTCAAATCGTCGACACCAGTCATCGCGATTGAATGCGGAATGATCTTGAACTTCGGCTTTGCCAGGCCCTTGCCGCGGATATTGCGCCAGCCTACCGCGCGCTGGCCGAGACCGTGCGCGCCTTCAGCGGCAAGATAGACCACGGTGCCAAGCCTGGTAGTTTTGCCATGCCATAAGTAACCGGTGCCGACACACAAGCCCATGTCGAGGGCAACGAACGACTTCATCGCGCCCGGCGGGCCCCACAGCACCGACAACCCGCCTTCGGTGATGACGTTGTCGATCAGGAATTGCGGCGCCGGCAGGTTTTCCAGATCATCGATATCGATGATCCGAATTCGGACCCGGGTGCGGATATCGTCCTGCCCCGAATACAAAACCGCCGCGTTGATCAGCTCGTGCGGATCGCGGCCCTCGGCGATACAGTCGGCGGCATCCCAGGCGATCGGGGCATCGGCCGGTGGGTTGATGCCGTACACGGTGCAGTTCAGCTGTAGCAGCCGCTTGGCGACGGTGTTGGCATAGTCGAAGCCCGGCTGATCGTTGTCCGGCCAGATCGTCACCCGCTTGCCGGCGAGCGGCGACCAATCGGTCTTGTCGATCGGGGCATTGGCGCCCTGCATCGCCGAGGTCGCCTCGATGCCGAGCCTGGCCAAGGCGTCGGCCTTGCCCTCGCCCTCGACCAGGATCACCGAACCGCTCAGCGAGATCTCGGGCAGCCGGTACAGCGGCCGGATATCCGGTGCGCCCGCGGCCCAGCGCTTCTTGCCGTCGAAGTCGCGGTAGCAGAACGGCCGGAAGGTCTTGCTGGCGCGGGTGCCGTCCGGCTCATAGCGCACCACCGACGCCGTGATCTCGCCCCGGGTGTTGAAATATTTAAAGGTGGCGACCGGCGCGCCCAATTCGACATCGTCATCGCGCGGCTTGGTGCCGAACTTCTCCTTCTTGGACCGGATCACCATCTCCGGCGTCGGCCTGAAGGTTGGCCGCTCGACCTCGATCGGATCGTGCAGAAAATCCTTGGCGATCTCCTTGATCGCCTGCTTGAAATCATCCTTGCTTTCGCCGTAGCCCATGTACATGCGGTACAGCGTGATCAGGTCACCGCTCTCGCTGGTGGCGTGGTCTTTCCACAGGCCGGTGTTCGATCCGGTCAGATGAATCGACAATGACGTTCCGACATTACCGTCGACATCGCCGATCCGGGCCTCATGGCCGCCGCGCGTGATCAGCGCGCGACCAGAGAACAGCCATTCGACGAACGACCGCGCGCTGGCGTTCAGCCGTTCGCGGATATCGCCGACATCAAGGCTCGCCTTGCCCAATTCGCTTTGCAGCTTGGCAAAGTTGAAGTCGATGATGCCGCCGGACTCGGTCATGCATCACCCGAAATTCAATGGCCTGGCGGCATCATAGGGACCCCCAAGCCGCACAAAGATCGCGAACAGAAATTTTTGTTGTCGAGGTGTCAACGTTTTGACCAGCGTCCTGCTGACCATGTCGGTGATGAACTCCTGCTCCCAATCACCTTTCAGTTTTGCTGTGTTATTCCGACAGAACAGCGCGATCTCATGCCAGCGCGGTGAGCCATCCTCTTCATAATAGTCCAACGGTGGTGGCTGCTGCTCGCTGCGCCCCTTTTCGACCCCGCGCTGGAAGATGATCTCGGCATCGGCATCGCTGTATTTGCGCTCCTCGATCTCACCATTGCAGCTTTCGATGACGTTGGCGATCTCATGAAAGCTCAGACCCTCATTGGCAAACAGCCGCTTCATGGCCGCCACGGCACCAAGGATCTCGCCCGGGTACTCGCTGCTCAGCATGCGAAACAACGTCGCGATGCGCTTGGCGGTGGTTTCGGTCAGCATGCCCGTGGTCATGATTTCATCTGTGTCAGTAGCAACCTTGCCGCGTCACTGTTCTGAGCGCTCAGCGCCTTGATTCCGCCGGCAGCAAACGCCGCGACGGCTTTCAACAGGTCCGCAAGTTGTTGCGATGCATTGCTATCGAATTTGCAGAACGCGCCGTGGGTGATATCCGCGATCTGGCCATAAACCCTGGCGACGTGCTCGTCGGCGCCTTCCTGAAACATGAATATCGGCACATCGCTCAACAAGCGGGCCTGGTCCAACAGTTCGTTCGGGTGTTCTTCGCAAGCATCGCCGATCATGACGAGAGCGTTGATTTTTTTCTTCCGGTTTTCCTTCACGGCGTGCGCGAACACTCTTTCGATCTGAGTGATGCCGGCGATGCAGATCACCTTGGACATGAATTGCGCGAGCAACTTGGCGTCGGAAAACCAGCGTGACGCGACACACTCACGGCCGCGATAATAGACCAGTTGAACCTCCAACCTGCCGACGCTGTCGATCGCTTCGAACATCTGGGTCGTCAGCTCGGCGGCAATATCCCATGTCGGCTGGCGTGAGGCCGTGGCATCAATCGCAAAGATCAATCGGCCTTGGGTTGGATTGACCCGGTCGAAAAATTTGGCGAGGTGGGGTCGCTTTTCGATCTCCGATTCGAGGTGGCTCGTCTTCAGGTCGTTCGCCATGATCGCGGCTCCCACACATTACGATGGTCTTCTATTCATCTCGCAACAAGCGTTTGGCCTCTTCATACAGAGCGGGATATCTCTTCAACGCGTCGAGCGTGACCTCCTCCTCAAATGCTTCGGCACCACGACGAAGAAACCGCGGCCCATCATTTTCTGTATGCAGAAATAATCTGCCGTCCCTGAGGTAAACCCAGCGTTTTCCGTTGCACCCATGGCTATGCCTTTCCGTTCCAGCATCGCTCGCGACGCGAACACATCCGACAGCGCCAATCGTCCGGCTTCTCGGTGATGCGCGGCAGCAATTCACCGGCCAGCGTTGCCTTGATCACGCGGACCGCGCGGTCCGATGCCGCCTGCGCCGCCGCCGCATCGAACGGCACCAAGAGATGCAACCGCTCGCAGGTGTTGGCGTTGACCGCGGTGAACAGCGCCGGATTTTCGTCGAGATTGAGATAGGCCATGTAGAGCTGACACTGATCCCAATAGACCGGGTAGACCCGCCGCAGGCCGTCCCGCTCGATCTTCTTCCAGCCGCTGTCGCCGAGCGCCTTGTGCTCCCACAGGCACGGATAGCGCAGCCCCTTCACCTGCGGTCCATCCAAGATGATGCCGTCGGCATGGCCCTTGAACCGATCATCGGCGGTCGAGAATTCGGTGCGCTTGGTGTTGCGCTCGATGCGGAAACCGGCCTGGGCCAGGGCCCGGGCGCTGATCTCCTCCATGGCATGGCCGCGATCGAAGATCGCCTTGGTGCGCGCCGGAAAGATCGAATCGCACATCCAGTCGTATTGCACCTTGCGCAGACATTCGGATCCGATGATCGAGGCGCCGAGATAGTCCCGGCTACGCTCCAGCCGTTGCTGTTGAAGTGCGGCAGCATCGAGCAGACCGTTGATCGCTATGTTCAGTTCGCTGCCGCTTAGGTTCGCCCGGTTGAAGTCGAGCATAGCCATCGGCTACTCCTCAAAACGGAATGTCCTCGTCGTGTATTTCCGCATGCGACATCAACGGTCCGCCATTGGCGGCGCTGTGCAGTCGCTCAACCGTGTCCTTGTTGCTGGTGACGATGGCGCCGACCTGCGCCTTGTCGCGTGCGGCCAGCGCCTTGTTGACCAGAATGTTGATGTGGAAGGCGAAGCGGATGATCTCCTGCTTCGACCAAAAGCCGACCGGCTTCGACCAATCGACTCCTTTAATATCGCCGAGCGCTGGCAGGATGCTTTCGATCGCCCCCGCCTCCCATGGCCCAGGGACTTGATGGCTCATGGTGCGAATGGTGACCTCGGGCGAGATGCCTTCGGCCACCGCCTGCTCGGCGCGGACCTTGATCCAGGCGAAGACCGACGCCGCGGCGATCCAGCCCCACTCGATATTGCCGAGCGAGGCCAGCGTCGCGCGGGAATTGATCCCACCCTTCAACAGATCCCGGCAGGCGGCGATGGCGGATTCGGTCGCGCGAACCTGCCATTCGTCATCGGTCATCTGATGGGTGATCTTCGCCATCACTTCGCCCATTCCGGCTTCTGGACTGCCGCGGCGGCTTGATGCTGGCCCGGCGTGGCGCCCGCGGTTTTGGCCACCTGCTCGACCCGGGTCCATTCCTTGCGATCCGGCGTGATGGCGATGTCGAGCGCGTTCTTGTCTTTATATTGGGTGCCGCCCTTTTCGACCGAGACGCGGGCGAGGAACCGCAGGCCATCGAAGTCGCCATAGGAATTGACCCGACGGGCGATGCGCGCCGCTTCGCTTTCATCGCTCGGCTTGATGCCGCGGGCGCTTTCGAGGATCGCGCGCAGGCGCGACATCGTGATCTCGCCGGCCTTGGCATGGCCCTCGGTGCTGCCCTCGACCGTCATCAGGGTCCAGAATTTGCGCTTGGCATAGGGCCCCTCGACCACGGTGAATTCGCAATCCAGCGCCATGCTGCCGCCGTCGGCCGCGCGCTTCAGCCAGCCACCCTCGCCCGCGTTGCCGGGACGAATGGTGAGATGCACCGGGCACACGGTGCCGTCCGGAATCAGCTCGTTGAACGAACGCTGTTCGCCAGCTGCGTTAAAATCATAAGCCATGGTGCTGTGCTCCTATGCTGCCTGGGTTTCGGTTGCTGGGGAAAGGGTGTGGTCAAGCGGCTTGCGCGGCGTGTTCGCCGTCAGCTTGCTCAGCAGCTTGCCGAGATGCGGCTCTTCGATCTGCTCGAGCCGGCCGGCGCGGTCCTTCGCCGGGTAGCCCCACGGGTTCGGCTGCGTGCACACAAACGCGCGAACCGGGTTGCCGTCGCCGAAGTCGATGAACTGCATGGTGATGATCTGATCGACGATGCCCGGCAATTCCTTGCCGGTCTTGGAGCCTTCGATCTGCAGCTCCCAATGTACCATCTTGAAGTCGTCCAGCTCTTTTTCGAGCAGGCCGAGAAAAATGACGTTCCGATCGCGGGCATGCTGCAGATGCACCAACCAGTTGACCATCTCGCGGCCCATCAAGCCGTAGGTGCCCAGCACATTCTTCTTGCCACGTTCGTTGAAGGATTCCGGTTGCTGCTCGCACCACCGAAAGCACAGCCGGCCGGCGACGGTGATGCTGTCGATGAAATAGGTATGATACTTGGCCAGGGTGTTGGTCGAGCCGAACGTGTTGAGGACTTCGCGATAATGCTCGCGCGAATAGCACGCGGTGTCGGGCAATGCCGGATTGGGGCCACCGAGATAGCAGGCCAAGTCACGACAGGCTTCCCAGGTATCGGGACGAACGCTGTCGACCGCAACATCCTGCACAGCCAAATCCCCGGCTTCCAAGTCGACGAACAGCGTGTTGTCCGGATTGAGCGTACGCAGCAGCGATGTCTTGCCAACGCCAGCCGGGCCGACGATCAACGCCTTGACGCCCTTGTCTTCCTGTAATCGTTCGGAGGCCGAGATAATCTTCATGTGCTTAACTCCTGGATGATTTCTCTTCGAATGATCAGGAAGACGTTGTCGGCTTCACCAGGTAATGCGTCGTCGAATGGCGGCAGGCCGGCGCACACGCGCGCGCGGGTGATCGCCATGTCGATCATCGACAGCACGGTCTGTTTCTGTTCGAGGTTGCAGGCGGCGATCCAGCGTGCGCCCTTCACATAGTCCAGCAGCTCGCGCGAGCACTGCGGCGTCAGCCGGTTCAATAGCGCCAGCAAGCTCCGGTAGTCCGCGCCGTGCTCTCCGGTCAGCATGGCGGCGCTCTCGGTCCGCAGCGCCCGTTGGTAGCGTTGGAACTGCGCGGTGTTATCGCGCTGCTCTTGCTCCAGCGCGCTCGGCACCGGCGGTGCGTCGGACTCCGACCGCACCGCGCGCACCCGCTTGGCGCGACGCGGCGCGGCCATCGCCGCATATCGTTCGAAGCTGTTGCTCATGCTGTCGACGCCTCGAAATGCACATCGGCGCTGCAGCCCGACCGCGTCCTGCGCTTGCCGCGCGTCACCAACCAACCCTTGCGCTTCATGTCAGAGAAGCGCGCACTGCAGGTTTGGTGGCGCATGCCAAGCAGGATCTCGGCTTCATCGCAGGTGAGACCCGCCGGCTCTTGGCGCAGCAGCTGAAGAATCCGGATATAGTCCGTGTTCTTGCGCGGCTTGGTAGCCTCGTGCGCCTCGACGCTGCGCGGATGGCCGCCGTGGTAATTGGCGGTGATGTCGTCGGTCATTGGGCAAACCTCCGCGGATGTGCGACATTCCACTCGAAATATTTGCAAGCCTCGGCATTGTCGGGCACCGCAGGGCCGGTCTTGCCGGTGATCGCCCGGTATTTGCGGCACGGCGCCGGCTTGATCAGCCCGTGGTATTTGCCGTTCTTGCTGTGATAGGCGTAAGCGCGGTGCTCCCAGTGCAGGCATTGCCGGCAGGTCATGTTGCTGTCGCCATAGGTGCCGGCGAAGTGCGCCATGCCGGGATAGGTCGCGCGCGCCTGCCGGGTCAGTGTTGGATCAGGCTGGGTCAACTTGTCGGATAAGGAATCGCGGAACAGCGTCATCGCAGTTGCTCCCGACAACGATCCGCAATTTCCTGCAACTCATAGAAATCCGCCTCGATAAATTGCTCGCGCAAACGATCCTCATGCGCGTCGAACCAGTTGACGAACCGGCGCGCCGCCTTAAGGCAATCGTTGTCGTGACTATCGCGTGCGCGTTGGCTCATAGAATCACCACGCCAGGCTTGAGCACGCCCCAGCCCTGCAGCACGGCGAGCGCTTCTTCGACCGACTTCGCCACGGCCCAGCGGATCCCGAGCCGCTGACAGATCGCGCGAAAGCCCTTCTGCTCGTCGGTGAGCGATCCGCCGCGCTTCTTTAGCTCGAGCCAGGCCACCGACCCTTCGTCGCGTGGAAACAGAATGCAGAGATCGGCGATGCCCGACCGAAGACCTTCGGCCTTCATCCGCACTGCGTTGCGGATATGCCGGTTGCTCTGGTTCGGAATCGCAAAAACAAAAATCTCGGGACGTTTGGTGTAGGCGAGAATTTCGAGGACCCGCACCTGGAGCTGGTGTTCGCTGGGCGCGCCGAGGTAACTGCGATTGCGCGACTTACTCTTCCCAACCCGGACGGGAGGCGGCAGTGGGATCGCGGGTTGGGAATTTTTCATCTGGCATTGCAATGGTTAGTTGACCGTGAGAAAAAGTTGACATAGGTCTTCAGTGCAGATGACAGAGTCGTTAGGCACCTACCCGTTCTTCGGGCAGGTTGGCAGGGTAGAGATCAGGCCGGACTTCATGGCGCTTCAGCTGCAGGAACGTTGCGACTGCCAGGGCGTGCTCGGCCGGTACTTGCTGCCATTTCCAGACCGCCGACCGCGAGATTCCGCACACTTTTGCCAGTTTGGCCGCCAGCCCGCGCTGGGTCCGGATCGCCTCGATCACGGCATTTGCCTTCCGCTTCGGCATCGCCTCGCCTCGCTTGCTGGTGAGGCATCAGGGATAAGCCGAAATCAGCCAAGCGTGAAGACAGCTATCCACCACCATTGAAGAGGAACTTGATGCCCTCCGACGCTCCTGACGATCTAATGACCGGCCCGATCGCAGAATTAGCCAGGCTCCTAGCCGGCAACCGTATCGGCGACCGCATCAAAGCGGTTCGGCTGGGGCGGAAACTGCATGCCGATCAGATCGCCGAAAGGCTCAATATGTCCCGTAATGCGCTCTCGACGTGGGAGACCGGCGCGGTGGAAAACATTCCGATCAGCAAGTTGATCAAGTTTGCTGAGATGACAAAGGTGTCTTTGGATTGGCTGTTGACCGGGTCAGGGCCGCCACCGGACTTCGCTAACATTGAGGTCCCCGCAGGTGCTGGCAAAAGCAGTTTGACTGCGGCCACAATGACAACCCTCGAGCGCCGCCCGACGACGACGGAAGCGCACAACACCGCTATAGATGAAGCGTATCAGCGCGTTCCTGAGGTCAACAATTATCGGAAGCTTGCCCGACTGATCACGAATTGGCAGACCGCCCAATTCAGCGTCGCGCACGAATTCGGCCACTGGATGATTTCCCACACGACGTTAGAGAAGGGTCTCAATTGCTCGCCTACCGATGTCATGGTGATGCGCGTGGTGGCGAGCTGGTCGGAGGGCGAAACCAAACTAGAGCGCGGCGACTATGCAATCGTCGATCAATCGCGCACCGGGATCGACAACGAACCCGGTGTCTATCTGCAAGGCGATGCCGACGGCGCCAACGTGGTATGGGGCACGACCCAGCTCCCCGACAAGCGGATCATCGGTCGCGTTATGGCTGTTGTGCACCCGCTCTGATATCCCGCCGGTTGAACTTTTCAATCGAGCGTGAAATTTCGTTGACAAGTATCGTCGGTTAATCTTTCCTGCGTGAAGTCGCCTCCCAAGAGCGACAACGGCAGGAGGGCTACCGATGCTACTGAAACTCGCCGAGCCCGCGACCCCCGCTCCCTTTTCCTATCGCCTTGAACTGACCACCGACGCCGAGCGCCTGGCCTGGGCGCTCGCCGAAGTGCATCGCCGTATCGACGGTTGTCCCTCTTGGTCTGCGACGGTGGCGTGCCGCAATGCCGGCGCCCGCGCCTTCGGTGTCGAGGTCGACGATCTCCGCGCAAGGTCCCGCGGCCGGCGCATCATCCATATCCGTCAGATCTTGATCTCGTTTACGCACGTGGTCTCGGGCGCGTCGTGGCGCCGGATCGGTCGCGCCTTCGACCGCGATCATACGACGATCATGTACACCTGCCGCAAATACGACAACGAGATCCGGCTGGCGCTCGGCGACTTCGTCCCCGTCGCCTGAACCCTTCTTCAATTGGCTTCACGGAACATGACTCACGATATCTACACCGACCTATTGATCGCCCTGTGCTGCGGCGATCAGTGCCGACAAGACGGCGAGCACTGTCATCGCCACGACTTCATCAGTGAAGCCAACCGCGTCATGCGATTGCTGGCGCGCACGCGTTCCAATCACGCAAGGGAGACTCCTCATGCCAGTGATGACGCAACGAGAGCGTGAAGCGCTCTGTGAGCTACTGACCGAACTCACCGACGATATCGGTGACATTCTGGAACGGCTTCCGGACGACACGCCGGTCACCGTGATCCTTGGCGCGTTCGGCAGCAATATTCACCGGGTGCTTGACGTGATCGTTTCGAACGATGCCAAGCGCCAGGTCTATGGCTGGTTCATCGATCAACTGCATCAGAACATCGGCAGCAAGATTCCAGCGTCGAGGCAGTTCAATGGCGACAGCGACTGAGTATCAGGACTATCCGTTTGAAGAAGTCCGGCGCCAGGCCGATGAGCGAATTGCCATGGGCGCCACGGTCTTCCAGAAATTCACCTGCGCCGGCTGCGGCGCCCGGCTGACCATGGAAACCCCCAACACCTTCCACGAGTACGGCAGCTGCGACCGCTGCAACGTGCTGACCAACATCCGGCAGCGCGGCTGCAACTATATGGCCCTGCTGGATATCCCGGTGGTGCGAAAGCTATGATCATGATCACCGCACCGAAGCTCTATCTGGCGCTGAGCGCGATCGTCTCGGTGATGCTGGTGGCCGCGCATCGCGCGGCAAAAACTGATCAAAATCAAAGAACTACCGGGACGGTTGATAGCGGGCATTTTGCCCTATATATAGTGGGAGTTGAGTGATGCGTTCCAAAATCCCAGCACCGACTGACATCACTACGTCAACGCCATTGCGCCTCGAAGTAGCAGCTCAATTGGCTTTCCCTGATGGCTCGATGTCAGTTTCTGCTTTGCGTAGGTTGGTTGTCACCGGGCAAGTGTCGCACGAATTGATCGCTGGCAAGTATTACGTCACGCTTGCCGCTATAGAGGAAATGAGATCGTCATGCCGCGTCCAAGCAAGCCGCCCTACCTCCGCAAAAAGAAGCGTGCCGGTAGAGAAACCATGTGGATCATCCGCGACGGCGACAAAGACGCTGGCACGGGATGCTATGAACATGATCGCGCAGGAGCTGAAAAAGCCCTCGCCGCGTACATCACCAAAAAGCACGACCCAAAGAAGGCGCTGAGCGCTAACGACGTAAACACGATTAAGATCACCGACGTTTGCTCGCTCGAAATTCGACACATCAGTAAGCGCAACATCGATCAGACGTACAAGAACCAACTGATCTCTGCCATACAGCGCATCGGCAATTGGTTTGCCGATTACACCATCGGCGATCTCGATGGCGCGCTGCAAGAACGGTACGCCGAAGAGCGCTTAACAGAGACCGGCGCATCAGCGTTTCGTGATCTGAAGTTATTGCAGGCGGCGATCAATCGTTGCGTTAAGAAAACCAAGGGCGGCATCCAGCCGAAGTTTAGTGCGACGCTACCGCCCGCGCCAAAGTCTCGCGAGCGCTATTTAGAGCGCGGCGAGGCCGCGAAAATGTTGTGGACCGCTTGGCGATATCGCAAGGCGACCAAACTAGCGACCAGCAAAGGTCGCCACACGCTGCGTCATCTCGCGCGATACATCCTTGTCGGTCTCTACACTGGCTCGCGCAACGGCGACATCTGCAACGCCGCCGTAATCCCGACCATCGGCCGCGGCTATGTTGACCTGGATCGCGGCATCTTCAAGCGCAAGCCAGACAACAAGGAGGCGACCAGCAAGCAGCAGCCGACGGTGCCGCTGCCGCCTCGCCTGCTTGCGCACATGCGTCGCTGGAAGCGGCTTGGCATCTCTAACCACTCCGTTGTCGAATTCATGGGCAAGCCCGTGAAGCGCGTTCACGATGGCTGGGAAAGTCTCGTTGAGAAGGCTGGGCTCGGGACTGACGACAAGCGCCGCAAGGTGGTGCGCCACACGCTGCGCCACACCGCAATCACGTGGTACCTTGACGCGGGCGTGGATATCGAACTGGTGAGCCAATATTGCGGCGTGTCGGTTGAGACTATCCGCAAGACCTACCGGCACGAGACGCCGCGCACGTTCGACAACTTGCTGGGCGTCAAACTGAGTCGGTCCCGAAAACCAATCGTTTCCGGGACCGTTTCCGGGACCGCGCAGCGCCAGAATTAA